TATAATAATTTATTTAACGGCTATTAACAAATATCCAATATTTATTAACCAAATAAATTTTTCCGGTTAAAATAAAATTGGTATATTAGCAATATAAATAAAACGGAAATAATATGAACAATTAAAATATAACAGTAATGAAAATTAACAGAAATTATCGTTTCGTCCTGACAGTTCTGGACAACGAGAAAATTAACGCGGGAGAAATCCGTATTGACAACTGTGCTGTAACCGGCGAGAGAATGTTTGCCAGCGAATGCCATTATTATGCCGAAAAAAATATTTTGGAATGCCTGAAAGAGGCCGACAAGAGAAATGACCTAAGCGATTATTACGGCTATACGTACTGCATTTATAAGGAAAACAAGTCGAAAAAGGAAACAACCGAACGGGAGGAGGACGGCAAGAAAATTGTCGAAACGAGAGAAATACCGGGAGAGGCAATGCTGCTCGAAATAATAACCGTGGGCGAAAACGGCGTAAATATCCGCTGATGCGGATATTTAGCCCAGGCCGGGAAGGCTGCACAGGAGTTCGACTCTCCTGCTGGGCACAATTGGCAATATTGCCGAGATTATTAAATAACAGGAGAATTATGACACAATTACAGCAATTTTTGTTCGAATTATCGTTCGAACAGGCCAGGAAAATACGCGAATATATGCTGAAACGATATAACGTGTATTGCGGTTCAATGAAAGACCTGGAGCAGGCCATAAATGACTATATACCGAACGAGGATATACTAGAAGAGCTGTCAGAAGTATTGGCATGACAGGAGAGTCCTGCGCGGGAGAATGGCCGAGAGAAAACGGCATCAGTGGCTCAACTCCACTGGCAGGAGCAAACATTAAATTTACAGCAATATGAACAAGAGAAAGCAAATTATCACAGATGTGCTGTTGAATGACAACTTCAGCAACGTACAGGAGAGTATGAACACGCTCGGCTTCACAAAGTTGCAGCAATATGTTGATTATCTTGATGACTGTTATTCGTGTGTAACAAATCTTGAGCATTTCAGAGAACAGCTTTTGGCTGACTGCGAAGATGCGCGAGAGAATTATTAATAAACAGCGAAAAATAATTCATAAAACAGTATACTATATAAAATAAAGTTCTTATATTTGCACTATACAAATAAAGAATATTAATAATATAAAAACAGTGATATTATGGACGAAAGTACATTCGGCTGGCTCATAGAATACGAGCAGCAACTCAGAGAAGCTGGGTATGATGAGGAAACAATTGCTCATCTTGTATTAGAAGCAGTTAAATAATTAAAACAGGAGAATATGAGCAGCAAGAGAATTTATATCGCTACATTCTGGCGTAGCAATCCGCAATTGAAGAATGGCGGTTACTTCACTACAAAGGAATTTCAATCTGTGTCGCTTCAAGGAGCAACAAGCCGAGAGATATGCAGCTAATAATGTGTATGGAGGCATGGCAGTAAAAAGTGTTGAACTAAAACAAGAGAACAGCAATGGAAAATAACAAATCGCAGTTCAAGAGAACAGGAGTTTTGCATGACGGAGCCGAGTGCATTGAGATACAAATAAGCCATTCAGGCGATGCGGCAAGATACGTGAGCACAATCATGTTCACAGTAAAGGACTCAGAGGTCACGAGAGGCCGTTGGCAAGAGATACGCTACAGCAAGAGAAACGGCTATGCGTATATTGTGAAGTACGGCAAGAGACTATATTTGCACAAATTTCTAAGAATATACTAACATGGCAGCAAGAGACTATAAATTTGAGTACATGCTACTCAACCGGCTTCAATGCGATTGCGATTACTATCTTGGCCACGGCGGCCGAAATGCTCAGCATTGTCTTTGGGCCCATGACGAGCAGAAACAAATCGATAAAATGCGAGAGCTTTATGACTTGTTGCCGGTTAAACCTGAGTGGCTTACAAGAGAACAAATTGATGAATATGCAGCAAGAATGGGCATAAAATAACCAACATTATTTAACGAAAAAAGTTCTTAAAGCAGTAACCAGATTAAAATAAAAGTAGTATATTTGCATATACTTAAAAAGATATGGCGATAGCCAAAACAATTAAAAAGATATGGCGATAGCCAAAACAATTAAAAAGATATGGCGATAGCCAAAACAATTAAAAGATATAACGAATATGGAAACAACAGTTTTTTATGTAGCAGTTGCCTATAGCGGCGGTTTCAATCCCACAGTTGTGGAGAAGTTTGATAACAAAACAGACGCAGACAGCTATGCGGCTCTTATGTGCCGCGCAAAGCAACGCCGGTATATTGTACTCGAGCAAGTAACAGAATGGGACGGCACTCCTCAAGAGAATGCATGACCTTAGCCGCTGCGGACAGAAACGGTTTAGGAGCGACACCTACAGCGGCACTAAGTTTAATCCTTGCTTTCGCAATATTGTTGCGGAGCAACTAATAAAAATTTACAGTAATATGGTAACAATGAAATTTTCAGCAACCAAGTCAGAAACATTGTTTTTGACACCGACAATTGCAGTTGAACAAGACAACTCAGAAACAGCAATCCGATTTGCTCTTTGGCACGGCGTGTTCAGTGTAGAGGTAAGCAAGAGTTACAAAAACCGTAAAAGCTAAATAACATGGCAAAAAATGAAATGTTTGTAACGGTTTATAGGCTTGAAGTTGAGGCCACTCGAGAGAATTTGGACAGTATGGAGAACTTCATAGAAGCCATTTCGGATTGCGCTATCGTGTCCAACGATGAGGGCCATGTAGCTATCATAGTAGTGTCTTCGGATGCCTTAGGGACAACGAAATTGGCTAATATGGCACTCAAATTCTTTGGCAAGGAGGGATATAATATAAGTACTCTCGGACTCTTAGGGCCGTTTAAGAAACTCAATTGATATTTTTTAACATAAAACTTGGAAAAAAGTTCCCAAAGCGGCTCAATAATTCAAAAAAACATAGTATATTTGCAATATCAAAATTAAACAATAACATTTTAATAACAATTCAAAATTTACAGTATTATGGCAACAATGAAATTTTCGCAGATGACAACGAAGAAGCTGAACGCTCTTTTGGCAACAGCAAGTGATGAAGACAAGAAGGCTATCGAAGCCGTACTCGCAGCTCGTGAACAGACCCAAGTTTCAGTGTCAGGAGAAACACAGTCTGAAGTAGCAAACTATGTACAGGAGTTCGAAGATACAGAAAATCCATTGACACCAGAAGAAGAAGCGGCTATAAAAGCAGCTGAAGAGAATGGCGGAATTAATCCTATGAGTAACAGTAGCAAGGCAACTCAGGAGAAAAAGCCAAAGATGACCGATGAGGACCGTCATGCACTGGCCGAAGAGCTGAAGAAGAATGTTAACCACCGTTGTCAGGCAGTTCCTTTCAACACCGCAGAATGGGTTGACGGCTATATCGCCGGAGTGATTGAAGAGAAGCGCAGCAATAAGGTACTCTATGCAATCAAGACAGACGACGGACGCCGCATCGTTAAGGTACATGACAGCAATCTCGTTCGTATTCTGGACGAAGTTGTTGAGCCGGAGAAAAAAGCCCGCGCTCGCAAAGCAAAAGACCCGGCAGACAAAATTGAATGGACACCGGAAGCAATTGCCGAAGAGGTTAACAAAGTTATCGGCAACATAGGTAAAACGGTAGAATTTGAGAAATACCGTACTACAGATGAAAACGGCGAAGAGCACATTGAAATGGTAATCGGCCGTATCGTGGCAATCGTGCCTGACAAACGAGCTCAGCGCTTGCTCTACCGCATTTCAGTTCCGGCTCCTATTGAGGGCAATCCGCTTGCAACGAAGACTATGCACAAGGTTGTGAAAGCCGAGGGCATTAAGATTGCCGAAGAGTTCGACGAAGAAGGCGCACAGCTCAATGCCAAGTATCTGGAGCGCCGTGAGGCAGCAGCAACTCGTACTCCGCTTACTTCTCAGGACCGCGTAATTCGCTGCGAGGAGAATGTGAAGAAGGCAGAGGAGAAGCTGCAGAAAGCTCAGGAAGAGCTGGAAGCCAAAAAGAAACAGCTCGAGGATGCAAAGAAGGAGCTGGATGAATATCTTGCCGGTCAGGTAAATGGAGAAACTGCCGAAGCTCCTGCTGAGACTATAGCCGAAGAGGAATCACTTGCATAACACAGCCACCTGACACTGTTTCTCCCATGGAGCCGTCTCGAAAGAGGCGGCTCTTTTTTTTGCTGCATATCTAAATATGCGGCTATTTTTGTATTATTGTGATTTATGTTAAAATATATAAACTCATAGAAACATGCTTCTTTCGCGTTCTAGGACACTTTTAGGCTTTAGGTGTACTATAATATGGGTTAACTCAATTTGACGCGATAGAGGTCAAAAGAAGTGTATCTATCAATGTATTTTTATAAAGCCTATAATATGAATTGAGGCATGGACTTTCCTGAGCTTTAAGCCACCAAGCAGTTATATAAATAGCTGTTAAATTTATGGCTAAAAAGTTGACTCATTTTCTTGGCTTCTAGGACACTTTTATTTGAGAATAATAGTAAACTAAATCTATAAAAAGAAATGAGGAGAGAATGAACGAGAATAATGAAATTTCATATATTTTCGAGGCATTTAGAGCTTTATATTTTTATATTAAAGCTGCAATAAACCAGTGAAAAATTTTTATGTTAAAGTCTGTAAAACAGTGATTTATGTCAAGATTATTTTGTACTTTAGCTTATAAAAGAACAAAAGTAAAACTGTTAAAAAATGTTACACACTAGAACACATAAAAGCCGCATGGCCATTATGATTAAACAGCTTATGCCTGAGTGTACAAGCTGTGTAGCTCGTGTGCATAGTGGACTATGCAGCAATTGTCCACATTGGACTCCGAGTGTGGTACAGGAGTTAACAGAGGAAATGGCCGAGAGAATATCCGCCACAATTAGACAGGAGAATATCACAAGGCCCAACGAGAGAAATGTTGAACAAAAATAAATAATTGCAATATGGAAATAAATGAACAAGAGAATACCCAAGAGGTACAGCAAGAGAATTTGCTTGATGGCTCTCAGTCAGTTCAAGCAACGCAAGAAGGAAATGAACTGCCAACAGTTGTTCAATTAGTTCAGCCTCAAGCTGCTTTAGATGAAATAGCGGAGCTTGAGAAGAAATATCGTGAAACTATAGAACGGGAGAATAAATGAGCAATTTTGTTTTAGATTACAGCAAAAAGCAGACTTTGCAAATATCAAATGATGCTTTTTGCTTTTTGTATTATGGTGAAGAGCCATTAGACGAAGACAATTTGGAAGAAGCCAATGAGGTATCTGAAATGTTTTCCAATAATTTTTATATAGAAGATGATTGGAAAGCAGTTGATGACTCAGACCTTATAGAATGTACTTTTGTTCCGTATGTTGAAGACCAAGCCGATTATGATGAATATGAGGACCTTACCAAATATATTCAGCAGCAAATAAAATGGCTTGATGCAAATCATATTAGAGTGTGGTGGTTTAATAACCAAACTGGAACGAGAGAATTACGCGGTGATTTTAAGGTTTATACCAATAAATATGGCCTTAAGTGTTTTCATACAGGCAATCAAGATGAGGATTTTGCGACAGGAAAAATGAGTTTGTATTTTTTGAAGAATTTCAAGAAGCGCATAGCTTAACAAGTGAACGAGAGAAATATAAGGCAGACTACAGAAAAGTAGTCTGCCTTTTTTACATTAAGCTTTCATCTTCTTCTATAACGAGAGAATAACCGACTCCTCGTATGGTTTCTATAGCTACTCGGTTATCCATTTTAAGCATATTTCGCAGCGTGTATATATGGACATCTAAGCTACGTTTATTAAAGTAGTTATCATCAGTCCATACTTGCTGCATAAGTATTTTCTTAGGTAATGTTTCATTTTTATAAGCACATAGTAAAGCAAGAACTTGACTTTGTTTATTATTAAGCTGTGTTTTTACACTGCCTATAGTAAGAATTTTATCTACTGTATTAAACAGGTAATCGCCTATCTCGTAAGATGGCTCTATACTTCTTACTCGCACACCACATCTTTTCAAAACAGCTTTTATTCTTCTTATAAGCTCTTCAATGTTATATGGCCTTATAACGTAATCATCTGCACCTTCATCAAATGCTTCAATAACATACTCATATCGAGCCTTATCCGATACCATTATTACCGGTATTTTATCATTTGATTTGCGCAAAAATTTTAATGGCTTTAGCCTCATAGAGGCATCTGTTGTTTTATAATGGCTTAATATGCATAAGTCATAATTCTTTTCTCTGATTTTGATTAGTATATCATTCTCAGTTGAGGTTATTACTTGAAAGCCGTTATACACCAAATAATCTACCAGGATTTTACAGTCTTCATCTTGATAGATTAAAATTCTTGGCAATGCTAATTTAGTGTTATTACTTTTCATACTATTTCTTTAATTTTGTTTTGCAAATCGTTATATAGAACTTCATACCAAAATGGATTAAGCCTTAACAGGTCAAAGTATGAATATACGCCTTTTTGGTATATTAAAGAAGCATATTTAAGCTCTTTGTCCGCTCTTTTTTTAAGATGCTCATGATAGAACTTTATGGACTGGTCCACATTTACCAAGAATGGTGATTTATGCTCCATAAGAACTTTCTGCTCTGTATTTTGAGCAAAGTAATATGGAATATTAGGCATTGCCCAGAAAGTTAATCCAGCACCATATTCCTCACTTGCTTTATATAAAAAGCCAGGGCATGGACGAATTGAGTCAGGATATAAGCTTTTACATATTCTTAACCTACGTGGAATAAAAGGATTAAGTAAAGTAGTTAATCGCTTGTTTATATAAGTTGAGTATTTATCAACCATTCTTGTGTGTTCTTTAACAAGTGATGAAACTAACAGCTTAATCCTTTCATTTCCTATAGGGTCACTCAGGCGTATATATTCTTGCCTGAAAGCTTCACGCTGAATACGTATTCTGTCTTCTTTAAGCCGTTGAGACTTTTTCCTTTTAGCTTCTATGCTAGCCATTGCAGCTCTGCGCTGTCCCTCAGGTCCAAACAGTTTTACACCTTGGCAATTGTTTGGACCTAAGCCTGTCCATGGCATTTTATCTCCATATCTAGCTTCAATCTCTCTGTTTTCCTGCTCTTCTTCAGATAATTCAACATGCTCTTCTTCCAAGGTAATTTTTTCAATCGCCTCAGATTGAGCCTCTTGAATATCCTCATCATCGCTTTTAATTTCATCGAGAAATTCAAAGAGTTCCTTTTCGGTTAAGTCTCCATATTGCTTAATATCTTCCATGCCACTTAAATAATGACTTGATTATATCTTTTCCAGCTTGCTTGTTAAGCAATCCAAAGTATGCGATTGCAAGTGTGAGTCTTGCTATTTTATGCAATACCCATGCTAATAGATATATAGGGAAATAAAGTACCCTTACGCATCTCCATAAAAATTTAAGCACCTTTTTCATCTTCTTCCTTTTTAACCATTATTGTTTCTACTTTTTCTCCCTCTTCTACTTGTTTTAACTCAAGATAGGTTCTATGAAAAGCTTCATCACCTATTCCTTTAATAAAAGTTCTAAGTGTAGAAGGATATTCGCTTGTATTTATAGTCTTATCGACTACTTTCGCGTAAAGAGCAGCAAGAGCTTTAGGCCCAAATACCTTTTTCTCTTGTAATCTTTCAATGGGACCTCTTTTGAATTGAGCATCTGGATGTTCATTCATAATCTTCGTATGAGTTAAGTGCAAGTCCTTAATCAAAGCCTCAATATGCTTTTCAAACTGAGGCATTTGAATAATATCAATAACTTTCAAATCTTCCAGCTTCATTTTTATAAGTTTTTAAGTTGTTGTTTATAATACTTTTCTTGCATATCGAAATGTCTCTTATATATATGCAAATCATGAGCAAAATGGTAATAAGTGCCTATTGGCACACCGAGCTCATCTGCGACTAATTGTTGAAGTTTTGTCCAGCAATATTGGTCATTGCAAAAACCATAAACCAAATCGTTGCTTCGCATAGTTACACACATATCAAGAGTTCCTATTTGAGGCTTAATATCAAATCCGACTGATAACGTACAAGGTGCATCATACTTATAGTCATCTTTTTCTTTGCCATCAAATATAGTAAACCAAGCTTGACGAGTATCTTTATTCTCTTTAAGCTGTTTAACGCACTTTGCCAATTGGTGATTGCGAGTCCACTGCCATCCATAATTAGAATTGACAATGTTATCTCCACCATGCATTTTATCCCATATAGGAGCATGTTTTTTAATTTCAGCTACACTCCTATCTCCAGACATATACCAGGCATATTCGCGTTCGGCATATCGTTCGCTGAATTTACGCCATTCTGTTGTTATGATGCGTTGCTGAGGATTAAGTAAATAAAAACCAACATTGTAAACAGCTTTTGTTCCAACATTAGTATTTACTCCTTGGCCCATTATAAAACCATATAAATCCTCAAAGGCTTCTGTTGCATTTTTATAAGCTATATTCATTTTTTACATGCTTCTTTGATTAATACTTCTACTGCACATAATTGCTCATAATTTAATTTATGCAAATTATCCTTGCAATAATTATAAATCTCTTTTCGCTTTTCGCGAGCTTTTATTTCTCTTTCATAATGCTCTTCTGAAAAGTATAAGTCATATCTACCACAAATATTGCTCAAATCTGATGTATAGAACTTATTTTCTGTATAATGAAGATTATCTATAGTAATATATTTTGAGCCTATACTTATCACTTTTGCATGAAATGGCTTATACCTACTATCATGCGGCACTATATAAACATCTTGACCTTTTGCTAAGTTTTTCATTGCTTATAATCTAATATAAGTATAACTCCATAATCATACCAAAGAAGCTCATCAAGTTCTTTTTCAGTTTTGCAATTATATTTACATAATTCAGCTTCTAAATCCATTAGGCTTTCAATATGGACTTCATCTTCTATATACTTTGCCATGCTATTTAACAATTTTATTTGTACTACTGTTATAAACTCTAAATAATATCTCTTCTGCTTCTTCATTCATAGAATTGCAAATACTTATCGCTTCTTCTAATGATAAGTCTGTAAGTTCTTCATCGTCATCATTTACGGCAATTTCGCCAGTTATGACTCTGATGTCAAATGAGTTTTTGAAAGCAAATGTTTTAGCTGCATCAAGAGCTTGTATACATATATTATTCACTGCGTCCCAGTATATATAGGATAGAGTATTTATACCCTTTAATATATCTATATAAAGCTCCCTTAACTTTTCAGGCTTAAACCATCCTTGCTCATCCATCTGCCTATATTCAGCAAGCCATCTACCATACCCATTTGTAGCCTTAAACCTGTTGGCATAAACAGCCACAAATCTAAGAAATTGGTCTGTATAAATGACTTGTGGAATTTCAACTGTTTTCTTCTTGAGCTGTTTCATGTGCTTAAAGTTTATATATTCTCGCGCGTTCTAGAGCACGCCTATTATCCCATTATTATTCAATCATTCATGTACTTAAAGCGCGATATTGCGCGCGAGAATAATGTGAAAATCAATCCTTAGTATGACCCAGTAGACCCGAGTGCTCCATCGCCACGCTCGGATGAACGGCTGAAAAGCTCTGACTCAGAAACTTCTTCAAGGCCTTCATACGATACAGGCACAAGAATAAATTGTGCTATTTTCATACCTGGCTTAATGTGGACTTTGGCTTTGCCGACATTAACAACATGTATATGAATTTCACCTTGGTAATCTTCATCTACAATCTTGGCTCCGAGGATAACAATGCTCTCAAATGCTTCTGCTTTCGGTGTTCTACCGGCTCCAAGACAAGCCCATTTAGAAGTTACAACTCCTGATTTATCGGCTGCCATAAGCATATATCCTTCTGGAATTTCCATCTTAATACCTGATGGTATCAAAACATCAGTTCCTGGATTTACAATAAAGCCTTTGTTACTGCCAAAGTTAGGAACGAAAAAATCAATTCCTGCTGCTTTACCAGTTCCACGAACAGGGGACTTTACATTTCTTATTTTTGCAAATTTCATGGTTACATTATTTCAATGAGTTCCTTAGCTGCTGTTTCTACAGCTCTAGCAAGTCTATGTTCAACTTCTGGACTTATAAGGCTGTAAACTCCTTCTTTTTCAAAAGCGTCAGCCATGATGGCTCCAATTTTTGAAAGCTTAGGATTAGAGGCGTTAATGCCATGCTTATCCATAAGCTCTCTGTTGTACTCATACTTGATACCTCCTTCTACAGGAACAAGCTTGGCTATTTCTGCATGAGTATTTGACTTTCTGCTCGTAGGAACAGTGATAACAATCTCCTGATTGGTTGTCATGCACATATCTGTGCACATTTCCATTACTTCGTTGAAGTTGCGCTTAAACTCTCTTGGAGTTACTGAAATTAAACTTTTCATAATGATGCCAAATTAGCAATTAAGTTCAACATATATATTTTATCTTTATCTCTTCTGAGCTTCATCTTATCTTTTAAGGCGAGAGCTACTAGCTGAACACCTATAAGATGACGTTTTGCATGAGGCTCGTCGATTATATCCAATACTACCTCTTTGGATATAATCTCATCATAGCTTTCGGTTTTGTCAATGATAGCATTTATCTTGACTCCACCAATTACAAATGAGTAACACTTGCCTCCTTCATAGTTTTCATTCTCAAGACCAGACAGGAATTGAAGTTCTTTTAACTTTGCTTCCTGCTCTTCTTTCAAATGAAATACCTTTATATCTATATCCTGTGGATTAGACGGAACTCCGAGCATAGCCAGAGCAGTTGTACCTGTTACCGTATACTCAATTCTATTTGCATTGCAAAAGTCATTGAGTTTGAATAAAGCTTCTTTTATCTTCATATCTGTTACATTAAATCGTCATCGAATAAACTTGGTTGCTCAGTGGCTTTAGAAGCAACTTTTACATCTCCTGGCTTACGTTTTAATACCCAAAGAGTATTACGTGAAGCATCCGGGAACATAGGAGCCATGATATTGGCAATGAGGTTTGAGTCATAATACTCTTTAAGAGCATCAAACATTTTCTGCTGCCAATCATTCATCAGTGGCTTATAGTCTTTAGCCGAAGCAAATGTACCGAACTTCTTTACTATGTTGAAGTGTTTCAGCAATATGCCTTCAAGCTCCCAGTGGTCAAATTCTTGCACATCAACTCCACGACCATCACCTGAGTCATAAGTATGATTACCAGCTGCTCCTACAGATGGGTCATAGTTCGGAGTTGAAAGGTAATAAGTAGCGTTATTATTGCCACAAGCCTTAAAGTTCTCCAAAAACGCATCTGCATTCTGTTTGCCAACATGCTCGAGCACTTCAAAAGCGCAGACTTTGTCAGCATTAAACTTGCTGAAATCCATGTAGTTTTTAACAAGGTCAGCAACATAGAAATGAGCCCAAGGTACATTGGCATACTTCTCAGCTGCTTCTTGAATTGTTTTTTCGCGAATATCGATACCGATATATTCTTTCTGCTTAAACTTGTTTCGGTATAATACCTCAAGCAAGTTAGCAGCTCCACAGCCAAAATCAACAATGGACTCGCCAATCATAGCTTCTTTTAAGATATGAGTCCATCGCAGATAATGCGCAAATTGGTCTCTGTGGAATACGTGACGCTCAAAGGCCTGGTCAGGTCTGAGGTCTGTTGTGTTATACACTTTTGCCATAATTAAAAAATTGTTTATTTGTTGAAAATATCTTTATGCTCTTCCAGATAGTCATTCATAGAGCCCATGTAAGCTACTGCGTCAAGAAGATTATCCTCTTTGTGCGCATAAGCCTCACGTGATAACTTAAGAGCTATCATAGCTCTATACATACCAGCAGTTGTTATTTGCTGGTCTTTAGGCGACATCAAGTTATAAAGAGCTGCCGCTCTTTCCATTGATGCCTGAAATGGTCCGTATTGACGCTCTTTTTCCTCTGAGCGCTCATTCACAATCTGATTTGCTTGTTCTAATATATTACTCATGATTTAAAACTGTTTATTATTTTATATTTTAACTCTGTATTATTCTCAAGCATTTCGTTATTCTCTTTTAACAGTTTAAGTATCTCGCCCCATTACAGCATTGATTTTAGTTCTGCTTTTAATCTTTTTGCATCGGCACCCCTAAATGTTTGTGCATTTGCCAAGAAATATTTAACAATATCTCCTGCAGTATCATAAAAATACATAGCATTCGGGTCTGAAGTATCAAGTGTTAGCATTGCCTCTAAATAAGGCACTGCGCCAAAATATACATTAAGCCATGTTGACTTTATATCTTTAGCTATTTGCTGAAAGGTTCTTTTCTTGTCCATTTTATTATCTTTATTTAGATATGCAAATATACTAATTTTCTCCGAGAATAGAAAATTTTTTTCATTATAAAATGCACTCACTTAACACTTCTTAACTTGGCCAGATTTTATTGCTCTTCTGGATATTCTATTTGCAGTAATTCTTTGCAAAATTGAATAACTTGCTCATAGTTATTATACACAGTTTGAGTAATAATTCTCCGCTGAAGTATTGTTAGCTTATTTTTAATAATAAACTTATTTATGTTAAGAGAGAGAACTTTATCATTGCATCTTCTTTTATCTCCTAACTGAATAGCTAATTGAGCATAATGAATACATTTCTTTATATCCTGTGCTCCATTTTTAGCTTTATACCTACTAATATATTTTATAATGCATCCTTGTATAAAAGAGCATCTTAAAGCAGTTATAAGCTCTATTGGTTGCATAGCCATATCTTTATAATGGCTACCACCTATTTGTACATCTGTTGCTTTCATATCAATATACTTTACGTTTACGATTATCTGGTATATACCCATTTGCCACTCTCATTTCATCCATAAACATAACAGAATTGTAATGCTTAGGAAATTCTTTTATCACCTTAAAGCTTGCTGTTTTATCTTTCACAAAGCTATTATCGCCTACAGGCTCTACATACCCAAGTTTTACAAACTTATAAAGATATGCAGTTTCTGAGTTTCTACCTGGTTCTTTACCAAGCAGAATTTCTTTTGAACTTACTACTTTGCCAACATTATCGTTAACAAATTTTACCATTTCCGGAAATACCGGAGCTTGTTTTCCATTACGTCCCATATTACATAAATTTTTTATATTTGTCAATTTTTGCTTTTATGCTATCCATTAAGGCATTTTGCTTTTTATCTTTTGCTTTAAGTGCTCTGATTACATCTTCATCATGAGTGCCTTGCAATATCAAGTGATTTATAACAACATGATTTTGCTGTCCTTGTCGATATAATCGAGCGTTAAACTGCTGATATAATTCAAGACTCCATGTTTGCCCAAACCAAACTATTATACTGCCTCCTGCCTGAAGATTAAGTCCATGACCTGCTGATGCTGGATGCGCCAACATAACTTGTATTTTGCCTGCATTCCAGTCTTCAATATCTTTATTGTTTTTAAGCTCTCTTGGCTTATATTTTTTAAGATACTCAACAATTCTATCTCTATCAAACTGATAAGTCCATGCTACAAGCACAGATTGGCCATTTGCATCTTCGATTATCTCCTTAAGAGCTTCAAGCTTAATATCATGAATTGGAAACACATTTCTTTCTTCATCATATATAGCTCCATTAGCAAATTGAAGTAATTTATTTGAAAGGGCGGCAGCATTGACTACATTTACTTCTACCGGCTTTTCAACAAATACTGAATTGCCATTTTCGTCTTCTTGCTCAACAGTTTCAGTAGCACTTATTAAGTCAAGCACTTTATTCTTTTCAAAGTCATCATATTGCTTCTTTAGAGCTTCAGGCATTCTAAGCTTTATATAGTTATCTGTCCTAAATGGCATTTCAAGATAATCATCGGCTTTCATGCTTATGCAAATATCCTCTATTTTCTTATGTATTAGATATTCTGAGTCACTCATCAAATCGTATGAATATACGACATGACCATTTGTTTGACCTGGCCGAAAATACCTTTCTCTATATCTAGATATTGTCTTTTCAAGGCGCTCGCCTCTATCCATAAGATATATTTGAGGCCACAAATCAATAAGTCCATTTGGAGCAGGTGTACCAGTTAGTCCTACTAGCCTTTTAAGATAAGGTCTTGCGCCGCGTAATGCCTTAAAACGCTCTGATTTATAAGACTTAAAACTGCTAAGTTCATCAACTACTACCATATCAAAAGGTAATTTGCCTCCACCATATAAAGCACAAAGCCATGCAACATTATCTCTTGATATGATATAAATATCAGCTTTTGTTTCCATAACAGCTGCTATTCGCTGTTTAGCAGTACCTATAATCTTAGAAAAGCACAAATGCTTTAAGTGGTCCCATTTCTCTGCTTCTTCTTGCCAAACTGACTCAGCTACTCGCTTTGGTGCTATGACTAACGCTGAGTTAATCTCAAGATAGTCAAACATCAAATAGTTTATAGCTGTCAGTGTTGATACTGTCTTACCCAATCCCATATCAAGAAATACTCCACAAAATGGGTGAGTAATTATATGCTCAACACAAGCCAATTGGTATTTATGTAAATCTGTTTCTTTCATCTGTTTAATACAATATCATCTACAAAGTTTATTACACTTTCTACTGTATCTATTACTTCAACTCTAAAGCCTAAAGCTCTAAGCTTATTGTGCATATATGCCTGTATGCGTTTAGGCTTTCGTCCAGTTGTTTTTAATTCCACAAAAACTATTTTATGGCCTGGAAATAAGCACATTCTATCTGGTAAGCCTATAAGTTGGTCACACAGCAGTTTTATACACATGCCACCGTTTATTTTAACAAGCTCGGCCAATTTGCGCTCTATAACTTTTTCACTGTCTATCATCATGCTTTATACAATCTTTACATATTAGCCGTGGCTTACCATTATTTATTATAACAATTCCACAGCATTTGCGTAATTGTTTTAAGCTTGGCTTATAATTGTTATAAATACCAATCAGCTTGCCGCACTTATCACACCCTACTATATATTGCTTAATAATCATACTCTTACAATATAAATGTTATACTCACACTTATCCAAATTAAATTCCAGTCTGTCAACACAAAACTTTTGGCCATTGTATATAACAACCATTTTGACAGATGGAATATGTTCTATATTTTTGTTACAAGAAGCACAGAATTACGGTAATTTCTGTATTGCATTTTATAAAAATTTGCTATCATAATAAGCTATCTTTACGTTTATAGTATTTCTGTTTACCATATAAAGGAAAGTTCTTAGTGGATGCTATAGCTTCCCATTCAGGCAATGACCTAAGAATTTCATTAACCTCCCTGGTATTATATCTTGACATTTCTGTCTTATCTTTGCCGAGGCACTCACACCATACTTCAGCAATGCAGACAAAGTCTTTTTGCACTGTACCGTTTTTAGACAATGGGTCTTCAAGCCAACGTCTTCTGTCGTACAGGTCCATTTTATCCCAATCATCTGGAAATTTAGTATTAAGATATTCTTCAATAATACCTTTTCGCTCATCTGCTTCTGAGTGTTTATGTTGCTCAATCTTAGCAATTATATCTTCATCACCAACGAGGTATAAAGGCTCTTTTGCCAAATATAGTTGATATGCTTCAGCCCATATTTGATTTATTTCATCTTGTGTAAGGTCATCATTTACAGACTTTGTAGCATATTCTGGCCTTACGTCTATAGGCATAAATCGTCTATTTCCTGTCGGGTCACGTAAGAAATCTTTGTTGTTAGTAGTACCAAAAAATACGCATTGGCGCTTATATGTTTCTACTGTTCTACCATACGCCGGCCTGAACATATCTTCTCTTTTTGATATGTAGTGCTTTATTGACTCTACTTCTGCTTTCTTAAGGCCTGAAAGCTCTGCCATTTCAATCAGCCACGCCCCTTGTATCTGTTCAAATGACTCCTTGCCCTGCACAGTCGTGAATGTATCTGAGAACCATTCCATGCCGAGCTTTTTAACGAAAGTACTTTTATATGTTCCTTGTTCTCCGACAAGTATAAGCGCTGTGTCGAACTTAATACCTGGCTCGAATACCCTCGCAACAGCCGCCACCAACGTCTTCCTAATGGCGGCTCTAGTATAAGCGTTATCTTCTGCTCCAAAATAATCAATCAATAATGTATTAACTCTCGGTATGCCATCCCACTTTTGAGCACATATATACTCTCTTATCGGATGGAACTTTTTCTTTTCAAATTCAAGCGCAAGCGCGTCGTCCACTTTTTGACTTGACACAATGCCGTAAACACACTCAATGTAATTACGAACACCAGAATAGTCAACATCACGAAGAGGCTCCACAGTATCGACTTTACGCCATGGTAACGAACGTGTAACATATCTTTTATTATCAAAAATGTTTAGTTTAAATACATCTTTTAAGAATTGGTCATGCTGAATTATTATATTCAAGTTATTGGCAGAATTATCATATTCGCCTTTTGTATTAGCGTCAAGCTCTTCTGTCCATGAAGTATCATATTCTTCAGGAACTTCTGCTTTTGCTTCTTCTGCAAACTCGAATTTAGCTTCAGCAAACTTTTCTTCAGCAATATGCTTTTTTGTTGTAGAGTCCTTAGAGGCAAATTCTTCCATTGCCTTAAAGCTCTTTTTATCTTTGTCTTCTTTTTCTTTGCCTGTATCTAAATGGCCAAATTTATGTATGCGAACTAAGTCAAATGCATTACATAGTCTACCTCCAGCAGGGTCTGTTCCATGATGAGAATATGCAAATTTATCATCATAGACTATTAAGCCCGCAGCTGTAGAGCCATTTATATACGTATATCGCCCTTCTCCAGCTGGTGTATATACATCTGAAAGAAAAGTCTCAATAGCTTCTTGTATAGTATAAGTACGACAGAAAACACCAATTATGCCTTTTTTATCTTCTGGGTCTTCTTGCTTTTTGATAGCTTGCATTATTACATCTGTGCTATCTGTAGCAGTTGGCCATTCGCTCGTATCATGCCAATCATCATATAGCCCAAGGATATAATCAGCTTCAAGGAAAGGTCCGTCTTGAAATTCAAAGTAGTACTCCATATCTGATGATACAGACGGCCAGAACATAAGTCTATTTACATCAAAAGTCGACTGGTCAAACAAATCAATGTTTAGGTCTCCAGCGACTTTTCGAGCAATAGCTTGATATTCTTCTTGCGATACTTCTCTATCAAGTGGAATTATCAATCTGTGTCGTGGCTTTTCAGGACATGACTTATGAGTTGAATGAATAACCGTGGCACAATCAAATAGCATTGTAAAGTCCCACCAAAAGTTCTCGTGAGAAAAGTCAATATCCAATGTAATTAACTGGCGGTAAAGTACATTTGTTTTATCACGCCTACCATTTGTAAGAAATCCGCCTACAAATCCACCTACATCTTTTATCTTACTTTGCTCTTCTTTCGTGGCACTCATAAACCGCTTATATGTTTCAGCGGTTACTACAGGAGTAGCTAGCTTTTGAACTAAATTGCTCCAAGTAGTTTTGGTATTTTTCCATACTTTACTTGAAACATTTAGTCCAACTGCTATGCTTAAATTTCCATCGTATTCTAATTTACCTACTTGCATAATCATTACTTTTGATAAAAGTCCATAACACCGCCATCAGCATTAAGTGGCAAATCATAAGCCCATGAAGGAGGGGTGGACATTATCTTAACTAAATTATCATACCATTCTTGTGCATCAATCTCCGGAACTTCTGTTATTACTTCATCGTGTATTGAGCCAACGATTCCATAACCGGCTTTTTCCATTCTAAGCATAGCATCAGCTAATAAATCTCTTGATACTGCCTGCACAATATTTTCTGTTAATTTACCACCATACGTATCTATACTTATCCACTGTTTTGTTGTCTGGTCAATGCCTCTATAGCATAGACTACGAATAGGCATAGATGAACGACCTACTTTTTTATCTTTAAATTCTGGCTTATAATAAAATAGTTTTCTACCAACTGGCAATTCTATCGTCATAAACTCTCCATCACAGTCAAATATCACGTTTTTACTTGTACATTTTACAGCTCTATGATACCTAACTGCTTCTTTAGAAGCCTCATCAATCTCTTTCCACATATCAACTATATTAGGATTAGCCATGCGCCATTTTCGTACGAGTGACATCATTTCTGTGTCTGAAAGACCCATTTTATCACCGCCCATGCGCTTTAATGCGCCAAGACCTCCTTCATAGCCTAATGCTAATTCAGATATTTTTGACTTGTCACGAAGCACTGAGCCTTTTTTAATTTCAGACTTTGGTACTCCAAACATCTTTTCTCCAGTTGCTTCATATATCTTACCATCGCCATGAAATACATCTAATCGCCATTTTTCATCGGCAAGCCAAGATATTACTCTTGCTTCAATTGCAGAAAAGTCTGCAACTGCGTATTTCATATTCTTTGGCGGTATAAGAGCTGTTCTTACTAACTGGGACAAAATATCTGCAACATCATCATACATCATCTCAACCGACTCCCAATCACGTGCTCTAATCATTTCACGTGGTACTTCTATATGTGATATATGATTTTTTGATAAGTTCTGCAATTGCAATAGCCTACCTGCCCATCGTCCAGTTCTATTTGCACCATAGAATTGAAATGTACCACGGACTCTATGGTCTTTCATGGCACAATTAAGCATAGCATAATACTTCTTAATAGACGTTTTTGAGAGCTTTTTGCGTATATTAAGCAACTCGATAACATCTGGATAATCTGCAAACTCTTTCATTAAATCAGGCATTGTTTCCTTTGAAAGTGACATAACAACACATCCTGTTGTCTTTTCAATCCATTGCCTAATTTGAACAGGCGAGTTTGGATTTTCAAGCCCTGTTAGCTGTTGAGCATGTTGCGTTAAGATAGAAGTATATGTGTTATCTACTGCGATAGCAGACTCTGCTAATTCCATATCAACCAAAATACCTCTATCGTTTATATTCTGGTCAAGCACATACATCTTGCGCTCAATATCAGGAATGATATATGCCTCTAATCTCTTAAATATCTCACGCTCTGCAAGTACGTCATACTTGTTATATTCCTTATACATTTCCCACTTTTCAGGAGCATGCTCAGGATAATTCCGAGTACGCATGCCATTAACTCGAGTTGCTTTGCATGGGCATGAGAAGTATTTAATAAGCGCTTTACCAGTATCTAGCTTTTTATCTGTAAGATTAAGAGCCTTTGATACTCCGTCCAAAGAAAGTGGTAAACCACAATACGCAGCTTTTACAGAGGTACAATACCACTGCTCTGCTGGAACATTATATCCTATACGCTTAAAGCTCAAGCGCTCAAATACTGCATTATGTGCCACTTTTACACAATCCGGGTCAAGCAAAGCTTCTTCAAACTCTTCAGGCATTTCTTCACCTTGAGCCAAATCTACTATCTTTACCGGGCCATCATCTAAAGCATATCCTATTATAAGAATTTCAAAGTCTGGTGACTCAATATACTTATAAGCTCCAGACTCTTTAATATCTACAGATGAATATGTTTCAACGTCTATAAAAAGATTTTTTGTCATTATATTTCACTTATGTATTATAATAGGAGTATAGGCGGGACTCGAACCCGCATAACAGGCAACAAATCAATGCTACTCTGTGGTTTTACCATTAAACTACTATACTCATTAATGCAGAGAGGAAATTACATCATATCGTCATCCCATTCGTTCTCACCGCCAAAGTCCTCTTCAGCAGTAGAGCCACCAGCCAACATCTCTCCATCTTCGAGCTTCTGGAGATTGTTCAATCCAGCAGCGATGCCTTTGGATGAAACATTGAAAGCATAGAAGCTGATTGAAGCACGGCCATAACAACCCGAATAGAACTCGTCTCTGCTCATGATTGGATTGAGTGAGCGGTCCACAATGCTCGGCTGACGCATCGAGTTTGCATTGATGAAATAGTGGTCCTCAAATGCTGGGTCATCCGGACGTTCTTCATCGCCATCGCGTAGAGGCAATTTGAGGTTTGCTGGAATACGGCCATTCTTATCTGCGAGTTTTACCTTACCTGCTTCCTTTGCAGCTTCTATGGCTTTCTTGATTTTGTCAATAGTAGCCGTATCGCTCTTAGGAATAAGAACGCAGATATTGTACTTAGGAGTATCGCCCTCATTCATAGCTGTGGGCTCGAACACGTTTACATAGCAAAATCTTACTTTGCCAGTTACAACTTTTGTTGAATTTTCCATTTTTACTTAATTTTAGTTGTTATTACTTTTTTCAATAATTGCCCAATCAGGCAAATAGTCATTATTCTCCATTATCTGCAAAATCTAATTGTGCTTGATTATATCCCATTGCTGGTCTTTTATCTTCAAGCGGTACAAGAGTAGGTTTACCTTGAGGTTTTACAACCACATCAGATAGAATTTCTTCAAAGCGCTTTTTGCCTACTATCTTCTCAATAGAAGTAATTGGCTTAAGCTTCATGTTGAAAATCTCATCTTCTGATAGCTCAGGGCAACGTGCAAAAATTGCATTAGAAGCTTGGTCTTCGTCGGCCCATTTGCGTCGACTAATTCCTTCAACTAATTTAAGCCCCGGCCATTGCTTATTCTCGTTAACCGCTTTAGTTTGTGCATATTCTGTTATTGAATTAGCCCATTCTATAAGCTTAGGCACACGCTTAACTATATCAGCAATCTCATCATCGGTTAACAACTCTGGGTCTGCAAATTCATGTTGTGCAATTTCGAGCTGTTGCTCATAAAGCTTACGACATTGATTACGCACAGCACAAAATCTGCACCAATCTCCAGCATTAAGTTCTCCTTTACCTTCAAATGCAAGTTCAGCTCTTGGTCTAAGCTCCTCTTCTGCCCATTTACGGAGTTCTTCGACAGATATTTGCCAACTTGATATATTGTTAATGCGAGGCTGTATAATAGTCAATCGCACTTCCGTTATATCATACATTGTATCATATTTCTGCAAAGCTCCAAGCCCATAAAGCATAAGTTGCTTATTCCATTCAGCATATACTGGAACACCTTTTCCATATTTTAAGTCAATAACTTCCATAAGGTTGTCATTGATAACAACACAGTCAGCTGTTCCAAAGCTTTCAGGCACATATTCTGTCAAATCGAGTTTCTGCTCAATTTCCATGACGGCTAACGGATTTTCAGTTTTTGCTTCAGCTAATTGTTCTGAGCAATAATCCGTATAGATAGGTACAACTTCAAGCATTTCCTCGCTGAACAAGTCATTTGCCATTATCTCTTCGAGCCTTTGGTCAAAGTCTTGCTCACTAATGCTGTTAAGTGTATCTTTTCTCAGGTAAAGCTCTGAGAGCTCATGAGCTAATGTACCTTCTTCTGCATATACCGAAGACTTCTTTTCTCCGTATTCATCTTCAAGCTTGGCAGACGGAGTACAATTCAGCCATCTTCCTGCTCCAGAAGCCGAGAGGAGTGCATGACTCCTCTGACTATGTTTCTGTGGTTTAGTACTACTTGTCGCTTGAGCCATATTCTTTTATCAATTTTGCCAAATAACAGCATTGAATAGCATACTGAGCATAAAGCTTTGGATTTTCTCTGCGAAACTTCTGAGCTGCTTTTTGCAATTTCTTTGTACTCGACATAATTACAGTGACTCTAAGAAGTTATACATTTCATCATACTCAGCCGGGTCAAGCTTTGTTACACTCGGAGCTCCAAGCTCATTGAGTTTCTGCTTGATTACATCACGGTGCTCGTTGACCTTCTTTGCAAGCATTCCGCGAACATCCTCAATGCTCTTAGAGGCAGAAGAAGCAGCCGGAGCAGCAGGTGCTGAAGGAGCAGGCTCGGCAGCGCTCTGAGTCTGGGCAGGTGCCGCAGGCTGAGGAGTAGGTTTTGCGGGAGCTGGCTTTGCTGGCGCAGCAGGAGCAGGTTTAGAAACTGAAGCGGCTACTTGAGCTCCACTTGGAACTCCTGCTGCAAACAATGAAGTTAAAAACTTCTGCGTATTTTCAGACAGGTTTACGCTAACCTCAACAGAAATTTTAATGGTTTCCATTTTCGTAATTTTTAATGAAATTATCTAAATAGTTAATAAACTCGTTTACTGTCATATCTGGTACGTTTGAGAGCTTTTGGTGAATAAGCTCATTATTCTTATATATAGATACGTACACGCCTTTATAATTCAGCTTTACTTTATATTCGCCTTTCAGCATTGTTAGGCATCCATCTTCAGATGAACCTTTCCAAGTATTTGCTGAAAACAAATCAGTTACTAACACGCCAATATGATTGGCCAATCGCTCTAATTGTATAACATCCAAATTGGCTTCACCCTTTAACACACGGTCAAATGCCTGTTTCGGATATTTAACAGTAGGAAATAACACCTTCGCTAAATCTTCCGTATTTAGCTTGTAGTGCTCAATTACATTACCTATATTAAATTGTTGTTCCATATTTTGGTGAATTTTATTATCTTATTTTCGATATGCAAATATACAAACTATTCTCGAAAGAAAAAAATTTTTCCATTATTTTTTGAGAATTTATTTGTTAAAAATAATTAAACAGCAATTTTAGTGCGGCTTTGAAATTGCTGTAAACAAAGAAACAATAAAAACAATGCCCCTATATATTTCAAACTTAATTTCTTAATTTCCGATTAACATTAAGGTTAATAAGAAATATCGGCTTTTAATACGAAAAGATTTAATGAAATTATTGTTTCTTTGTTTACAGCATATATAAGTAATTGATTTTGAGCACTTTAGGCGTAAACAATGACTTGTTTATATTGTTTCTGTTGTTTACCGCTTTATGAAGTATTTTGCACACAGCCATATAATTACTAAGGCTATGGCGGTTATCAGGTATTCACCAATATTAATTTTTATCTTTTGCCATTTAGTAAGCCGAGCTTCTACAGGGTATGCAACTTGAATTGTATCAACTTTTTCTCGCCAGAGAGTATCATGCTTTTCTATGTATTTATACAAGTATTTATATTTACTGAGATACACGGTATCGCCTTTGCGCTCTACATAGATTGAATCTCTATGATATATGCTATCAATTTTGGTCTGAGATAAGTAAGTAGTATCTCTTTTCGTTGTTTCCACTGGCACATATTGAATTGACTTACAGCTATATAATATAGTGGCTAAAAATATAAGCGTAATTATTCTTGCTAATTCTCGCATAATCTTTGAGTTTTATTTGTTATTATTCATATTTAATATAAAAACCATTCTCGCACATAAGAAATTATTGCGAGAATGGCTTTTATGTGCTTCAGAGGTCTTTATACTCGTACTTAGCATCAAAGCTGGGGCATGCCTTAGCTGCAAATTCTCTGTGTCCATGAATAGTAGCATTTGGGTATTTTACCTTTAAGCTTTTCAGCAATTCGAGTAAAGATTGCTTTTGAGCCTCAGTGCGCGTATCTTTAGGAGTTTTACCGTCTTTAGCAACGCCTCCTACATAGCATACTCCTATAGAGTTTGCATTTTGACCTGAGCAGTGGGCTCCAACTACACTTTCATCTCTGCCTTTATGAACAGAGCCATCGAGCTCAATCACATAATGATAACCAATATCTTTCCAATGATTACCATTCACATGCCAATCTCGTATGGTCTCAGTTTTAACGTCTCGTCCTTCAGGAGTAGCAGAGCAATGGACTATGATTTTATTTATCTTTCTCATTTAATGTTAGCAATTGGCTTATTTTGTCTAATATCTCATGACCTTGTTCGGCAGTAGTAGCTTGCACAATCTGCTTAACTATATCAGGTACTTCTGCGGCATGAGCCTTTTTACGTTTGCTATTTTCAACTACAGATTTACCTTCAATATATATAACTGCGACAGTACATAGAATTGTGGCAAATGGAATTATATAGAATGATAACAAGCTTCCAAGTATATCAAACATAAGGGCAAAAAGCATCAGCCTTACATAATCGCCGATTTTTGTAATCGTTCTACGAAATCCGTGCGACATCAATGCTTGGCCGAGTGCTTTTGCTGTCGTTGTTCCACTCCAGAAGTCTACGATACTGCTTAGTATCATGAAAAGCCAGCAGACCAGAATAATACCAACTCTAATAGCTATGAAAAACATCAGTCCGTCAAAGTTCTTGGCTTCAATTAGTTCTAGCATATTATACGAATTTTTCCCAGTCCAACTTGATTGCTTTTCCGATTGCGTCAGCAGTCCATCTGCAGAAAATCATGCCATCATACCCATCTGGGTCATTGGCTACTTTATGAGCATACCTTAAGCATGCGGCCTCATCTTTCAGAGGGTCTGGATAGAAATCTGCATAAGCCATGTTAGCCGCATAGGTAACATCACCTGTTGTCACTTTGCCAGGAATGCTCAATCCTAAGCTTTCCATAGACTTTTTGACTTGGCTTGCAGTCCAAGAATGCTGTTGGCCATTAGCATTTACCATCATTTTACTTACGTGCTCTGCAAGAGCATCTGTAAAGTGATAGCCGTGCTTTTTGACATACTCAGAATATCCTTTAGCAGACATGAGAGCATTCGCTGTTTGCTCATAAGGCAAATCGAATTTGACCTTATGCTCACCATGAGGAGTAGCTATTCTGCTTTCTACTACTACATCCTCTTCATCTTCGTGCTCCTTATCATGGTCGCACGTATGATGCTTTACTATGATACATTTTAATCTGTATCCCATAACTTTTAGCTTTCAAATTTTTTGATGAAATTCTCCATCATTTCCTGCTGCTTTTTCATGAGTTCTTCCATGCCACTGATGGACTTCTCAATCTTGCCGAAACGCTGCTCTGTTTCTTGCTTTTCCTTATACATAGGATTAAGCTCTGCAAGCAATGAAGGAGCTTTGTCAATGATGTTTTGAGCTTTAGAAGCAGAAGCCAAAACCTGTTCAGCATTTGCCTTTTGAGCTTCAACTTCGCTTGTCAATCCAGATTTTTCTGTTGACAGAACAAGATGCCCAGCATAAGTAACTGAATGGCTTTCAGGAATAGCGTAAGTTGCCATTTTTCCATTGGCCTCTATAGTAACATCTACTACCATCTCTGTCTTACCGGTCTTCTGGTTCATTTCCAGTCGAGGAAATGATACCTGAGTGGCTTTGCCTTGAATAAGGCTAAATTCCTGTGTATCAAGAATGTATACAGGATAATTCTGCTTTATATCTTTGAATAACAACATATAGCTTATCTTTTTGAATTGTTAATAAAAAAAAAGAGAGCACTCAGAGAAGTATAAAACTTCCCTAAGTACCCTCAATTTCAATTAGGCCGCTGGTGCAGCCGCTGGAGTGATTGTTACTGTCAGTGAACTATATATAGCCAGACAATTAGAACTACCACAAGAAACATTAGCCAATCGTTGAGTTTGTCCCTCAGCTGATAGTACAACATTTGTAGGCAATCCGGTTTGTTCTTGGAATGTGGCCATAAACTCTTGATTCTCCTTCGGCGAATTGTATTCTGTCACCATTCTTATTATCACATTGTAATCCGATAATACAGCATCACCCATTTTAAATATTGAATTATATTTTTAGATTAGTAACTGTTTCTTCTTTCTCTTCCAGTGGCAAAGGAGGTACAAAATCACTCAGCACATCATCATACTCCTTATCTGACAGAGATACGCTCTGCACCGCATTTCCGGTTGCAAATCCGGTTGTTTTCTTTACCCAGTTTTCTCTCCATTCCAAAATAACAGCTTCTCCAGATGCTATCTCTATGCCATTGAAATTAGAATAAGTTCCGGCTTCTGTAGCTAAATAGAATACATTACCATCAGGCGCACCAGGATTAGTAGTTGGCGTGGCAATTCCCGCAAATGTAGCATTTGCGCCAAGATTGCTAATTATGTTATTCAGCACCTTTTGTAAAACTGCTCCTGTTATTTCTTGATTGCCATTAGTCTTTATAACTTTAGCAACCGCCGCTTTTAAAGTACTCCAATTTGCCATTTTTACTCTGTTTTATAATCGTTATTGTAATCATTATTAAAATCACCTCCCGCCAATTTAGGCTCATACCCGCCTATATTAGCTATAACAGTATCAGTTTCAAATTCACATTCAACTGCAGCTAAATCTCCTTGGTCTTCCCATTCAGGCTCCATACTAAATGTTGTCAAATCGTAAGTCTGCAGTTTACTTGTAATTTGTTTGCTTTCACATAGCCTTACAATCCTAAGAGCATCACATAGATATTCAGGAGCTACAAATGTAAACTTATAAATCTTTTTGCTTATTTGGCTCTCAATAAATGTATAGCCCATCCGCTCAGTAGCTTCTTCCTCAAAGTCATATTCAGGTTTACCGATTTGTGTATTCAAGTAGCACCTAAATTTGAAATTGTCAGAAAAATCTACTATACCATTTTTAAGCTCAAAGTTATATGAGTTGTAATACTCAAGAAGCAGATAATCGTCTACCTTATTGCATACTGTAAAAATATCAGAATATATAGATCCTAAACCAGATATATATATTTCCAAATAGTATTGGCCTTCATGCACAATTCCTATAATAGGAAGAGTACCTGGATATTTTAATAGCTTAAATCCAGTAAACGATTTAATCTGTAAGCCATTTTCTTTTATACTACGAGTTATATCTATAAATTTCCCAGTATTGAAATTAGATAGCTTAACCCAGCCTACAGATGTTCCACTAGCAAGAACTACTTGAAAAGGCAATAACATATTCTTATAGGTTATTAGCGGATAAGCCTGGCCAAAAGCATAATCTTTACGATGATTTTGCAAAGCAATATTATCGTAAAAAGGCAATGGCGATATGTTATTATTCACTAACTTCATGTTGCTAATTTACAAATAAAAATCGATATAAGAAAATTTCTTAATAGTTTTTAACATAAGCATTATTCCGGCCTGTAAAGCAGATTTACTTTAGCAATTCTAGTATCTAAGCTTATAGATATTTCATCTATTTTGCCGTTTCCGAATGATGTTTTAATAAATTCTAGCTCGTCTAGGTCTTCTTCTGTAGGAAATTCTATAGTGTGTTTCATGCATTTTTTAATATCTCTTGCGTATAAATAATTAAGCACATTAGACTCTATGCTATAGGCTGGCACATCCCATAAATAAAAATTCTGCAAATATATCCATGAGGCATACCAATTCTGAGCTACAGCAGTATAAATGTCTTTGTTTTCATCGACAAGGCCATTTACTGTTATTATTGGCAATTCGAGAGTAGAACCATTTTTAACTGGGCATAATAGAGCAAAACCATCTTCAGAAAAATTTGAAGGATTGAATAGCATATAGTCTACATCAGATGAAAACTGACCTATATTTATTTCTTCTGTTTTATCTTTTTGAATATAGTTAGATTTAACATCAATAGTATTACCGCCAAACAAGTCTGTTACGTCATCCATCCAGGCAAATTCGTATCGCTGATTAAGGTCTGATTTATCATATTCTATTTCAGACTGAAAATAAGATGATAGTTTTTTATTAAACTGGTCTGTAAGCTTTGTAAAATCAAGCTGATAATTTGATTTGCCAGAATAACTACCACCATTCATGAAGAAATATATGTGCTCAATTTTAAATTTATTGTCTTCTATATACCAATAGCATCTAAAACAGTCGCGCAGCATTTTCATAAGTTCTTCCAATGAAGCTTCCGCTTTTTGAGCTGGCCGGTCATAGTCTCCTTTAAGTATATTAGTTTTTTGTGTTATATATACATAAAATCTTTCCATTCCTAACGGATTAGAACTTCCATATAAGAATTGGCTGTATTCTGCAGTTGGCTCATGTGATAATGTAGGGTCTATTTTCTTGAGAATAGCCTTTATGGCCGCGCCAATAGAATAACTATCTTTTAATACATACTGTTTTCTTAATTTTTCTTCAAAATATTCATAAAAACTATCATATACATACCACAGTGAAGCATTTGCCCATGAATTTTTGCTAATAGGTAAAGGTCTTCCTAAACCTGTACTACTAGGAATAAACTGGTTAGTAAAATACTGTCCGTAATCATTTAGACCATATTTTGTTGGCTCATCTACTGCTTTAGAAGTACAAAAGAATAAACCTCCTTTTAAGCCAATACATTTTTTATAGTTTCTATTATCAGTGACAAAATCATCTGATGGTAAATTATAGGTATTTTTAACACCTTCTGAGTCTTCTACAGTATCTACATCACAAAGTAAGCGCCTATATATTCTATATGTAAACAAATTACTTATAGTACATGAGTTTTTAGCATTTTCCACATCTATTAGTTTAGAGGTATATCTTAAGTGTTTATCATTAGTGTAATCTCGGTCTTCTGAAAACAGCGTTTCATCATCGATATTAACAGCTGTTTCAGATTTATATAGTACTTTATTATCTGAATTTCTTTTTATCATAATAAAGTAGCTTACATCTGTAAATGGTGGTTGAGCATCAGGATTTTTCTCTAAATAGCAAGTATAGCCATTCCAGTTGCTATAATAACCATTAGTTCCGGCATATACGCCATTAACACCTGCTTCGTTAGAATTTTCTATGTAAAATTCATTACCAGATTTTATATAGGAAAAATAGAAGTTATTTATAAGCGCAGCATTGTCATCTATACTTTCATTCACATCATCTTCCCAATAGGTACCACCGAAGAAATTAGTTATAGAATTGGCACCACGGACATAAACTTGCATGAGTGAGCGTTTATGCAAGTTTATTTTTGATATTTCAGGAGCAAGTTTTATAAGGTCATAAGTATTTTCATATTTATTCATGACCTCTGTATAGTTATCTATTGTTGTAGTTTTAAGTTCACATTTCTTCTTATCATGGTCAAACTTGCAATCAGTTTTATTAAATTCACCTTTATAGTACTCAACCCATTTTTTAGAAGTTCTATTATATTTATCAATAATAAATATGAGTTGGTCCTCAAGACTTGACTGCTTAACAATTTCATAAGCATCGCCAAACAGGTTGATTTTACCATCCATAGAAATACGGAAAAATTCTTGCCCACTCTCTTTGGCGTATTTCTTATTTAAGTCCTTAAAATGTGGCTCTACACTTTCAACAAAGTAGATAAAATTGGTATCTTTCTTTGCTACAAAATTTGTATCGAGTGAAGTAAATCGTACGGCCCAATATTTTGCATTAGAAGGCGGAGTTATAATCTCATTATTTACATCCGCTAAAGTCTTAGAAGATATGAAATTCTGGTTTTTATCATAAAAGAAAATAGCATTATAATAGTAATAAGATATTAAGTTGAAAAATATCTGTTTACCGGTCTCTAAACTATTTTTATAAGGTGATGCATATATTCCTGATGATGCATTATGATAAATATTTCCATTTTTATCTATATCAGTATCTTGTGACAAATATGTAGTACTCAATTTGCCTATATAGAAATTATATCTAGGAGGTATCATATCTTTTAGTTTTTAATTATACGTTTAACATTTCTATGTTGCATTATAACAGTTCCATCTGGCATAGTATAATACCTTGTTTCATTCTGCTTTCTAATGCTTCGTACGTCATCCTCAATTTTAGAGAGGTCCATACTATTATTAGAATTGAGAGAAATATTCAGCCTATCAGAATTACCAAATGCATTTAAGTACTTATCTTCGAATGTTCCTTTGTTGAAGCTATCTATTACATCTGGTAGTATCTTACGATATTTTCTTGTTCTTTGCTTATTAATGATAGCAAGAGCCTCACCACCTTCAGCTTTCATACGACGCTTCTTTTTATTCTCTACGCCCAAATCGATGTCATTACCTGATGCATGAGAACCTCCTTCCAAGAACTCAAGACCACCTTCACCATATTCTTCTGATTGACTTGCAGTTACCTGTTTAGCTTTAACTTTTGCAACAGCGAATGAGGTCCACATCGTAGCAATGGCGGCCAATGCAAGAGCTGGACCAACGATAGGAATTGAAGAGAATGAACTCCACAAATTAGCAGATGCTGTGACAAGCGAAGATGCCTGAGTAACAGTGTTCATTGCTTCTTGACGTTTTTGGGCTGCCTGCAGCATTTTTTGTTTTTCTTGCTGATTTTTCTTTTCTTGCTCAAGCTCCTTTTTAGCTGTAGCAACATTATTAGCATAGCCATTATTGCGAGCCTCAACCTCGGCATCATAAGCTTTTTGTGCGGCCTCTACTCGAGCTTCAGCTGCTTCTACAGCCTGTTCAGCTAATTCAACTTCGGCATCCATAATGGATTGAAGCTGTTCTATTACTATATTTACAGCATCTTTTAGGGCATCAATCTGGTCATCATCAAAGCCAAGTTTCTCAAGCAAAGTACCGCCTAAACCTTTTTTACCGATGTTTTTAATAAAGTTATCAAGCTCAGATAATTCACGGTCTATTCCTTTTACAGTAGATTTAGCAGCATCTATTTGAGCTTGACTCCAATCAAGTCCACCAGACTCAGCAAGTCTTATCTGTTCTTGCCATCTGGCTTTTTCTTGCTCAAGCTTAAATCGTGTTATTTCTGTTTCACTTCGCTTAACTTCATTGAATATAGCTTCATCTAAAGCCTGTTGCTCATCAAAGCTGGTCATTTGGAATGACCCTTTAGTTTGAGCTGCAGACTTATCAAACTGTGCATTTATTACAGATGTACTTACTTGCTGTTCTGCGGGTTTAGCAGCATTTTGTGCTAAAGCTAATTGTCTACGTACTTCATTTTGCTGAAGTAGCAGATTAAGTTCATCTTCACTGCCTTTTTTAACAAGCTCAAGCTGATTTTCAATATCGCGCTCTCTTGCATCTAAGATTTTCTGGTCATACTCACTCCACAGCTCAAGTTTTTTCTTGTTGAGCTCAATAAGTATTTCTTCTTCAGAACGAGCTTGGTTATCTCCTGCTTCTAATAATCTCTTATTAGTATCAAGTATCAAAGCATATTCCAAATCAAGATTTTCTTCCATGAGTTTGCGCTCTTCTACTAATGAGGCTTCCACTTGAGAAGCGTCGCGTGTAACTACTACATTAGTAGTTACGGTAGACTCTTGATTTTGAGCTGCTTCAGTTGCTGCACTAGTATCAGTAGGATTTATAGTATTACGCTGTGTCTGTAAAGAAGCAACTTTTTGCTCATTCTGAATTTGTTGTAACTGGATGTCTAATGCTCGTAAATTATTAGCAATAGTCTTAGTTATAAGCTCTTGCTGCCTATCAATTTGTTTCTTCTGGTCTTCGGTAAGCTTTTTATATTTCCCATCTACATTTTTAACATATTCTTCGTTAAGACGATACATCTCACGAAGCTTGTTATTTTCATCCTGGACCTGGTCGGCTGCAGCTTTACGCCTTTTAGCATATTCATCTTTAAGTAATTCAGTTACACTTTCCTCGTATTCTCTTTGTATTTTTATATCATTCTGGTTTATAGTACGAGTTAAGTCACGCGGCTCTCTTGTACGCGTTTTATGTTTTCCTTCTATGCCAGCAGCTTCAAGTTGAGCTTTAGCAGCTTTTTCATATCCAGCCGCTAAATCAAAATATGCATCTCCTGTTTTCTCTGCAGCATCTGCTTCATCGTTGAGGTCTTTAATTCTCTGTTGTCTAAAATCTTCTGCAGATACCTGGTCAGCTACTTGTAAATTAGCTGCAGATGGACCCATACCGTATTCATCAGTAGCTCGTAAACTAGATTGTACCCACCAGTTTTTGAATTTATCCCAACCTGATGGACCTTTACCTGCTTCTGTTTCTGCTTTATTTCTAGCAATTAAAGCTTTTTCATATTCATCTGCGGCTAACTTTTGAGCAGCGGCGGCTTTAGCTCTTAGTTTAAGAGCATTGATTACGGCTTCAGTATTATCTACAAATATGTTTTCAGCATCTGTTACATTATTAACAGATACTCCAAGTTGGTCAAAATTAGATTTATTATCTTTAATCCACTGGTCTTTTTTAGCGGCAGTTTCAAGATTTTTCCATTCCTGCTGTAATTGCTTTAGCTTTACAATGTTATTGCCATAGCTGCCATTAATATCTTCAAGTTCTTTAGCTATATTATTAAGAGCTTCAGTTGTGGATATAACAGCATTTTTTGCTTTGAAAAGATTACCAACCCATGTTATAATCTGTTTGCCAAACATGGAAAATACAGTAAGTAATATAACAAGCACAGTATTCCAGCTAAACAAAGCTTTAACTATTGAGCCTGTTACGTTTACAGTTGCTTTACCTTCTGCTTGTAAAAGTTTATTCTGAGCGCGTAATCTGTTAATTTCATCAACTACCATAGGTATATTATTTGATATACCTAAGAAGAATGTATTAAGCGATACAGCTACAGCAGGTAATTCTCGTACTACTTGAGAAATAGAAATACCTAAGCCATCCCATGTTTTTTGGTAATGGCCTACAGACAATCTATAATTACCTGTTGCTTCTTGCAATTTTATCATTTGCTGATAAATTTCATTTGTTTCAGCTTCAAGCTTTTTACCAGAGTCCGCAGCTTCTCTCTCGGCTGCAGACATCTGATTAAGCTTTATTTTATTCAGCTCATACTGTGCTGAAAGTCTATTATACGACCCTTCTGCAGAAGCTGCTATTGTTGCCTGAAGCTGAGCAACTCTATTTGCTTCTTTTATTTGAGTTGAATACAGCTTTAATTGCTGATTTTCTTCAGATTGTGCATAGGCAAGTTTCTCTTGAGCCTGAGCTAATGGGTCTACTGTAGCTTTCTGCTGTTTTCTAGCAGAAGTAAGCTCAGCAATCTTAGCTTTTAACTCAAGTAATCTTTTACCTTCATCTGACTGTAAATAAGCTAATCTTTGCTCTGCCTTTTCTACTTCAGACAGAGTTTGGATATGAGGTTTCATTTGGTCATCAAGGGCCTTAATCTGATTTTTTAAATTAAGAATATCATTGAGTAGCTGTTGCCCCATTTCGCTATCTGCTCTTTCAGCCGCAGTTAAAGACTTATATAGCTCAACTGTTTGCTTTAGGTCAGACTTAAGACGGTCATAAGAAGATATAGCTTGCTGGATATAACGCTGCTGTTCTACAGTTGCTCTATTAGCATCTGAAGTTTGTGCTTTAAGCCAAGCAATCTGTTTACCTGTATCAGATAAAGCTAATTTAAGCTCATTCTGAGCTCTCTCAAGCCTTGATGTAGATGCTGTTGCTTCATCAATAGCTTTACGTCCTTCACTTGTAGCTCCACTAGCAGATTTAAGAGAATGCACAATCCTATCTGCACCTGCTCTGATAGCATTTACCATTGTCTCGTATGACTGATTGAGCTCGCCAAGTTGCTTGACAAGTTTTTCAATCGAGTCATCCGGCTCAATTATATCACTATATTTTATCTTATCATCTTCAGCCATAATTATTTCCTTTTATGCCGTTTAACACTCTTGCTTTCTGCTTCTAATTGCTGTTTTATATTGTCAACAGCATTATAGAATTGAAGTACTGTCATCTTTTTAGCATCCATACTTGTTTTTTGAGCTATCAAAAGGCAAGTACTTTCAAACTGCTTATCATATTTTATTTCAACAGACTCACTTCCTATGTATGATTTTGGAGAATGCATATTAAGCATTATCATATCTATGGTTTCTATCTGTTCAGAGTTATCTGTGTCATTTATCATAGAGTCCAACACAAGAAGTGTTCTTTGCTTTAACTTATCGTATGCATCTTTTTCCTTTGGATTTACAAAATCTCCTGGAAAGTACATTTCAAGTTCGGTGGTTACTTTTTTTTTAAGCCGAGTCAAAAAGTCTATAATCTTTGAATGCTTTATTTCTTTAAGCCTGGCCAATATATTTTTAAGTCCATCGTCTGACAAATCATTAACTTCTTCACCGTCTATGCTATGGATAAGAGCTGCAAAAGCTAAATACCTTGGTGAAATTTCATTGTTCACCATATACATATTTTGCCTCATGTTTTGCAGTTCTTGCAAAGCTTTTTTGGCATTATTGCTTTTAATGAATTTAGCAATACGGGTTATATGGGCATCAATATCATCTGCGTCTGAGCCAATTCCAGAGTCTATAAGCAAATACTTATTGTACTTCTGAAAATTTACAATAGGCATTTCATCTATGCTGTCATATACCCGTACGACTTTTTTATTTACTATCAGGTTTTTCATATTAAAATTCGCGTTATAGGGGTTGATATGATAGGAATAAGTATAATACTCATCTCATTAAAGAAAATAGCGAGAATGATAGCGAGAATAAGCGACGTCCAAAAGCTTAAGCAAAAGTCACAATCGAATAATTGAGAAATAAGCTTAGGAGCTCTGGTGATTATCTCATCGCGCACACCGAGTTTTCCAATTAGCAAAATAGCAAATGCTGCTGCTAAGGCTATATATATTAAAGCCGAAAGCATTGTTATAAAATATACCGTTGACATAATTCTCTAGTTGTTAAAGTAAATTCAATTCGTATTCCTGCATAAGGGTACATAAAGAATTGTTTATCGATATCTTGTATACCTTCTCCTTTATAAGTATAGTTATTATAGATTTTCTCTATTGAATAACCTTTGTATATATTTTCAAAGCGCTCATATATATCATTTATAACAAGCTTACCAGTCGTAGTAATAAGACCCGGAGTAGTTAATACTCGCATAATTTCATCTTTTACTTCTTCTGTATGCATAACAGTTTCATCTTCATAAATGCTACTAAGGTCATACCAGAATATAATAGCCCCGCTGAAAGTGTATTGTGGCAATGATTGAACTACTTCAGTAATCTTTTGTGGGTCATAAATATCAAACCATGAAAAATTGCCAAAGTTATCATTTGGTAAAAGCGACACATATTCTCCGTTGCCATTATACATTGCAGGGTATATAAACTTATTACCGTCTGGCCTGTGTTCTACGAGCTTATATGCTCTACCAAATGCATAATTAAGCCACTTAAGTCTGTTCATAAGTGACTTTTGCATATCCTGTAATATCTTATCAAGCAATACAGGGTCTTCCTTAAATCTTATTTGTACTGAGTTTTCCTTCATTTCCTTATTGCCTGTTTTAATCGTTTAACTAATTCTTTTCTTATGTGAGAACGAATTATTCTGGTAAAATTTTTATCTGTTAAGCGAAAAATCTCTTCACCATATTTCTCAATAAGTTCAGGTGTTTTTTCATCACTTGCGGTCACATAAAAACCTTCTGAGTCAAATACTACAAACATAGACTCGTGAAAAGCACCTGTGTCTCGCAATGTGACCCTTGTAGTAGGCTGACCTTTTTTCTTTTTTATTTGTATGGTTTTAGGCTTGTATGGCATATAATCCATTATCTTTTCACCTCTACCATTGATACCGCGACGGTATAGCTGGTCATCTGCTATAGCTGATACTATTACGTCTTCTTTGTCACGCACAATATCTTCTAATAGCATAGGCAAGCTATCCTTAAAACTTCGCAACCTATATTCCAGATTGCGGAGTGTTGCGTTATATCGTTTTACGGCCATACTTATACAGTTCTATATTTAATGCCATTGTTTCGACACGGCAAACATACTCTATCAATTCCAGAAGTACTCAGCTTAATGGCCTTGAAAGCCATATCTAGTTGATAGCTTAGGCCTGATTTTTTCATAGAAGAAGAGTCGCCATCTACTTCATATAGTATATCAAGTCGAGAAGCATTGATTGAATGCCTGTTTGTCCTTACATTAGAGTTATATGCAAATTCGCGTAACATATCTACAGCTACCTGCTTAGCTATGACATCTTGGAACATCATTCTCTGTTCAATTATAAAATCTGTAATATCACAGCTTACAGTAACTTCTAAATTTAATCCGTAGTTGTTATCATAAGTATATTGATTATTTTCAACATCCCATAGATGAAGTGGGCACTTTGCAAAATCTTCGTTAAAGTCATCATTGAAATTAACTGCATCTACAAGTTCTTCATTTACAAAAAATGGATGAATTTCAAGATACTTAGACCATGCCATCCAAGCAAGTAATTCTCTACGTGAGCATGAACCACAAGGCTCTTTTGACCAGTCTTTATTTTTTCTAATAGCTTGACTTCCCTCTGGAAGTTCAGACTGAAAATAGCACAAATACCAACTTCCTCCTGCATCATTATCTTCACTTTGATATGGCAAATAGAGGTCATCGACTGTAAACCATTCAGCACTATTATCTCGTATCTTATTAAGCTTTATAATCTTTACTGGAGCATCCATACTTGAATGCATAAGATACAAAGTATATTCTCCAGCTTTAGTAAACTGAAGGCATATTTTATTTATCTTTGCGGTTACACCTTTTGCTCTTACTGGTACAATTTCAAAGCCAACTAGGTTTTTCTTATTCTTTACAGTATCTACTAATCTACCTGTTCCATCAAACAAAGTACGACTTTCGCATAATGGCTTATTTGTCCCTTCTACCGTTTTTTCATTGCAGTATCTAGCAATAGCCTTTTGAATGCTTGCTTTTGTTTTGCTCTCGAGCCATTCAGAAAATAAATTGGTTTCAGCCCAATACTCAGACTCAATATCGGGCTGTTTTCCTTGTGCTTTTTGAAGCGCTTTATATTGTGTTCCTTGATAATCAACTACATTGCCTTTGCTATATTCCTTTTCAGAATTGTATTCTGGAAAAGTGATATTCTTAAAGTCCGGAGCAATACATGACATATTCTGCAAAGTCAGCAAAGGATGAATTTGTTGAAAATATAAGCCGCTTTCACTCACGGTTAAAGCATCAGATATTTTTAAGTCTGATGTATCATAATTCTGCTCCCATCCAATAAGATGTAACAGCTTTTCTTGTATATCGTTGGCTCTAATCATGGTTATTCTTGTTCTTCTATAGTGAATAAACTTTGTAAAATAGCTTGTAGCTCTTCGCTATCGTATAAATATGAAGGTATACCTTCTTCTCCCAATACGGGTGCGACAAAATCCTCGTGTAACAGAATCATTGTTCCGTCAACACTTCTTCTTGCGTGGATGGGCGGAACAATTCCATGTTCCATACACCATTCCGCATCCGGATGCACTTCAACGGACAGATGATTCATTATTCTGATGATTAGGTCTCGTATCATAAATATATGTTTTGAGTGTTACTGATAACTTTCCGGGTTACTCTACTATCATAATTGTCCGTCTAACCCAATTGATTATAATATACGGACAAATATTTTATAGTAGCTGCATAATCTAATTGAAAATGATGATATTCATTAAATCCTGAAGTAATAATGATAATGTCATATTGTGTCACAGAATCAACATTAAATTGCTCGAGGACATTTCTTCCACCTCCTTCATTATTATCAATCCATCCCGTACCTGCTACAGCCCTAACGGTTACATTTCCGGGGAATTCTTCTGTTAAAAGTTTAGCCCAAGATGTTGGTTCTCCTATTATTGATGTAGAATCTCCTAATAATAAAAATGTTTTTTGGGTTAATTCTGACTTGTCACAATTATACCTTTGGAGAAGCTGTCCCATAATACGGTTGTATATACGTTTGGCCCCTATTTCTGTATATGCGTGTAATCCGTCGATAGTAAATACACGAGCTTCCTTATCAACTCGTTCACGAATTCCTGCATCTTTCAAACTTATAAATCCAAGTGAAAACCAATCAGCCATAGCCTTAAGTTCTTGTGCATAAGTTCTACCCGGAGAGCTCCAGTTATTATAGCCACCATAATAGTTATCTACAACATATATATCCGCAGTTGGCTGGGCTTGTATTATAGAATACAAGGTTTCAGCCATTTTTCTATCATATTCCCCTGAGGTATTTGCTACGTTATATCCTCCCTGCTGATACTTTCTGAACTCTATAAGATTTGTTATCTCTTGTGTGATAGATTCGTCCAATTTTTCCGCTGTTACGGAATTGTTAGCAAGTTTGGGAGTGGTAATCGAACCATCCTCGATAATAGCAGAACTAGATTTGGTTAAATTAGGAACTAAATCCTTGTCTGATAATATATATGCTAAGTCACAATCAACATCAACAGCAATATCACCATTATATGCTAATGATGAAGAGGATAAAACAGCATGCTTTACAAATGTATCCCCCTTAAACAGACTAACGATGCCAAATCCACCAGGAGTTACACCGTTTTTTAAAGTAGTGGAAAATGAATACTGAGTTCCCTGTGCTACCGAGTATTTAAACAATCTATAATTTTTATAATACTGAGAAGATGTGTCTAGTAAACCGTTCTTATTGATAATACTGTTTGACAAGATCTCATCATATACAACATTCTCACCTTTAAAAACAAGGTTATTATACAAAGATTCGTCCAATTTTTCCGCTGTTACGGAATTGTTAGCAAGTTTGGGAGTGGTAATCGAACCATCCTCGATAACTTGATCATTTACCAATCCTATAATTGGAGGAGTTTCTGATATATAAGCCAATGTATTCGCTTGACTATTCATTTGTAAGAGAAGTGTATCGCATTCTCCTGTATATATTTCGTATTGGAAAACCTTTGACTCACCTGCTAACTGTGTATATACAATAGTATCGTCTTTTTTTAGGACAAACACACATGATCCATTAATATTGTATTTCAAATTTAAACAGATTCTCACTTGTGAGTTACTCGTTACCTTATATGTGGCCACACAATAGTTGCTATTTGGCATATTGCTTATACTGCCGTCCGGTTTTATCAGTTTTTTGGCGTCAAAAGACACCCATTGCAAAAGTTTTTTTCCTGTTGTGTTAACTATTTCAGCTAGTTCCGCTGTAAGACTCTTGCGTGTATTGGGGTTGACCACCGCATCGGTTGTGGTAGCCGGGTAAATGGTTTGGCCACCCTTGGTCAGTTTATGCATTTTTACCATAATAAATCTCCTATATTTTTAGATTAGTAACTGTTTCTTCTTTCTCTTCCAGTGGCAAAGGATGTACAAAATCACTCAGCACATCATCATACTCCTTATCTGACAGAGATACGCTCTGCACCGCATTGTATGCGGCATATATCTGAGATATAGTGACCGACTTGTTCTTCTTCGGTTCATCTGTAACGCATGGTATTATCTCTGTACCCATAACGGTTTCAACGGGAGTCATTTCCGAAATTTTAAGATTTTCTTCCATTGTTAATCCTCTATTAAAATTAAGTTGTTATTTTCAAGTAATATATTGTTTCCGTCTTCCATGATTATGATATTATTGATAACTTCAAGTATTATTCTTGAATTGGCAAATTTCCATTCATTGTTTGAATATGGCATGTATCCATCCTTTGTTACAGATATGGACATCGTGCCATTTACCATACCCCGTACTTTTACTGTACCGTCAGACAACGTTTTGTACTGTACACCTTCCACCGTGACCGTTGCATTCTCTATGGGTGCTCCATTCACATCCACTACCGTTATAGTGGCAATGGATTTTGGCATATAATAATCAATTAAATCCTGTTCGGTAAATCCGTCATCCTGTTTGGTGGGGACGGAATCGAACCCGAAGGAGTTGTAGAAAGCTGAACTAATCCATCCGCTATCATGGTCAGTATTGCTAAAGAATATAGGAGTTTTAGTTTTATCACCTGTCGCATCATTGTTTACTATGGTGATCATTTGCTTTTTGTTTAACAAAGCGGAAGCTCTTGTAGATTCATTCAGTGTTCCATCAATATAGGTCTTGCCGTTTGAGTTCCTACTATTATAAGCAATACTACCTTTGTCATTGAATACGGCAAACAGCCAAGGTTCAGTAGTATTCAGTCTTTGGTCATAGATAAACTTTCCATTAACAAACGGATTAATAGTAGTAAACAACATCTTAACGCCATGCTGTAAGTTCTGTATTTGCCCATAATCATCTACCCCATCAGTTACTAGGGCGTTGGGATATCTAGGTATAAACTCTATTGTTACATCCATATCTCCGGCATCTCCTGTAACTCCTATAGCATTATATAGTGATTCAGTCCCTTCGGGATAAGACAGAGTAACCTCATGTTCTCCATTGTCAAATGTGTAGAATCCGCCATTTCTGTTAACTAAGCTAACCTGTCTACCATCTTGTAGTCCTGTAACTTTAAATTTATGAGTAGGCGTAGAATTTGACGGTACTATATTTACCATATTATTATTAGTGGATAGTTTGCTAGTAATATGTATAATTCTATTGTCTGTTACCGTCACAACAGCCCTATCTGGAATAATATTCGTACTGGATATATCATATCCTCCCACACCACTCATACCTGCAAACAGGAAGTTGTTCAATTTAAGCGGTCTGTTGTTTCCACTGAAATCTTGCAAATAAGGATTAGCTTTTAGTATCTCGTTTGTGGGTACGGATTGTTTTGTAGGTATTTCTTCTACCACAATATTGCAATCCACGTCATTCACATTATCGCCCGCCAAATAAAATCCGGGGTATATTGTATTTGTAGAACTGCTATTAGTATATGATTTAATATCGTATTCTCCATCCTGTGTTATCTGAATACTATCATATCCTAATCTACCTTTTATAGTGAATCCCTCCGGAAGTCCGGTAACTTTTATTCTGTAAGAATCAACAGACTGCAATGGCAAGCATTTTATTTGCCAAAAACTAGTATTGACATTATTTGTTGGTGTATGGGTGATAGAACATCTGTTTACAGTCTTATCATAAGTTATCTTTCCTCCAAGGTTCACAAAAGGATTTGCATACATAACACCGGGAATATAAACATCCACAGGCTTTGACATATCATACCAAAATACCATGTGTTCTTTCACCCATTTTTCTATGCCCGGTCCAGGAGGAACAGGTTTTGTATCTCTGTTTACATTAATCGGATTCTTATTTGAATTGTTTATGAATACGTTTAAGTATGCCATTTTTTTCCTACTTTATACAGTTTATAACTAAAACAGAGGCCAACTAAATTATAAAACTTAGTGGACCTCTGTCCAAAGCTAATAACAACTAAGAAAAGACTGCTATCATTTTTTATGCTCCAGCTACATCTTTAATAAAGATAGGTGATTTTTCTGAGTTAGCTACAACGATAGTCTTACCGTAAGCTGCATCTTCACTTGATACGTTGAATGCCAAGATAGGACTGGCCAATGTAGAAGGAGAACTGTTATAAGCGGTAAGGAATGCTACATCTACGGCAAAACCATAGTGCTCTTTGCGAGTGCGGGTCATATCTGCAGTAGCAGCTCCTGCAATAGCACTGTAGTCACCTACAGAGTCGTAGAAATATGTACCAACAGGCATATTCAACATAGGCAAAGTAGCAATACCCCACTCATGGCCATCACCAGAAACAGTTCCGAGCAAGCAGTCACGCTCGAAGCGAGTTAACAAACCGAGTGAACCGGCATTCACTGCATAACCCTGAGCATATTTACCACCAGCAGCCGCAATGTTGTTTGTCAAGTGTACAATCTTTGTGCCGAACTCATTCTGCTTGTTTACATCATTGTAGAGACCATGCTGCTGCAGTTTACGCATGATAGACTCAACTCCAGGGTCACCTATGATATGTAACTGGCCATAAAAATCATTTGCCCCCATCATGACCTCGAGGTCGCCAAATACATTTTCACGCTCTGCCCACTTAGCATTAACAGCATTAGAAGAAAAGTCATACAGCAGTTTGTTCTTCAAGATCTGCGTTTTGTTGGCTGCAAGAGCAGCAAGTGCGGCTTCATCAAGCTTCTTAGCAAATGCATACAGATACTTCATAAATTTGGTTTCAAAATCTTTTTGAATGCCAATTTCGTTGTTCATGTACATTGCCGGAGCAATAGTAAATCCCCATGCATAAGTGGCAAATGTGATTTGAACCATCTTAGAAGTGTTTTCACTGTCGGCGATTGTCAAGGTGCGAGTACTACCAATAGTAATATCAGCATCATAGTCAATTACCGGAGTTTCCAGCGTGTTACCGATAGAGGTCCTTGCTTTTCGCTTCAGTTCCTCAGTGAGGATGCCAGTAGGGTCTTCAGATTGCACCATAAAAGCATTCAATGCGCCGTACCTACTGGGGCGATACTCAAACTTATCAAGGTTAGAGTTCGCACGGATGTTCTGGATACGTGTTAAAACTAGACTCATAACTTTTAAGTTTTTTAATTGTTAATAATTATGCTACTATGGTGCATTACCCTTTTACGCCTCATAGCATTTTTTTTCGTTTATCTCTTAGGATGTGCCATTTTATCTAATAGGCAAACTTGCCACATTGTTTTCAGTTCTCAGTTGCATTGACTGGTCTGCAAATTCCTGTGAGTCGCGGGTCAAACCATTTGCAAGCAGATGTGCCTCAATGGCTTTATCGGCTTCAACTTGGCTCTTGATGCCAGACAAATCAAGTGTTCCACCTGTTCCGCCTGAACCAGACCCAAAGCCTCCTGTTCCACCGCCTGCCTGCTGACGACCTGTATCAATTACATCTTTAAGCGATGTTTCCATTACAAGCTCTTGCATCGTATAAGGATTAAGATTGTTCTTCGGATTGTTAAGGATATTACCATCTGCACCACGAATAACAAGTTTCTTTCCTCCTTGGCCGTCCTCTATGAAATCAGGAGTACCTTTTGCAAGGACTTCTGCTTTTGCAGCGTTGAGCAGTGTCTTCTGAATAGGCTCAGTAATACCACTCTTAAACTTAAGACCTGCTGTAGCAGCTTGAAAAGCATAATCTACATGCGTGTCCTTAATAGTTTTATCAAACTCTGCCTTTTTGGTATTGAACTCAGTTTCCTTTGTCTGAAGTTGAGTTTGAAGCTGAGTTACTTGGGCTTTAGCATCTTTCAGCTGTTGTTTCAAAGTTTCATCGCCAGCTCCTTTTTCAAGTTTAGACTGGAGCTCTGCAACCTGTGCCTGAGCAGCAGTAAGCTGAGTTTGAATTGTTTTCACAGACTCTGCTTTAGTTTTGTACTCGCCAAGTACGCGCTTAGCATAGTCGTAACTTTTTTCACCATCTTTCTTTTTAATGCCTGTAATGCCAAGAATATCAGTGTCATACTGACCGTGCAATGCGCCGATTTTAGTACCTATAACGGTATTCTCATCATTTCTTGACATTTCAGCAATTGCATTCAGCTGGTCATCTGTAAGACCTGTTAAAGCTGAACTCTGTCGTAGCATCTCAATTGTTAACATATAGCTTTGTTTTTATCTGTTAATTGCTTTTGTACTAACTCTGCAGCATCTCCATACGGGTCATGTAAAGCCGCCATAATGGTATAACCAAGGCCTTTATACGTTTTCTTGAAAAGCTGCCACTCTGCGAATGTGAACATTTGAGTATATGCTGGTGACTCTTCTTTACCGGTCATTGGATTAAACCTACGACCGCGCACAATTGACAAGTGCACCATCTTCTCAGTACCCGGCTTAGGAGTATAATTACTCTTAGCCTGTGTTTTTGATGCCGATAATTTTTCTTCGATAACATCATCAACATCTACTAGGAAAAGAACTACCTCGTCAAGCTCTTCCTGTAAGTCGCTCGTCCAAGCTTTTCCGCCTTTAGCCTTAGCAGCTTCTAGTTCTGCTTTACGCTCTACGGCCTTTTTCTTATAAGACTTAACATCCTCAAGACTGAGTGCCCGTAGTTGCTGAAGTTCCAATTTCTGTAACATATTCCAAAAGTTTTTTGTTTATAATATCTATTTTTTCTCTCATTGGCTTATTTGAAGCAAACTCAATTATGTTAATGTTCTCACGTTCAAATTTTTCGACTAAAGCACTAAAATTTATTTTAAGCTTTACCAAATTTTCATTTAATAACTCTTTTTCATACAATTTTAACACTTCATCCAGCGTTTTATGTGGATATGGTTCCAATTGCTTTAAGATGAGCATTCTCTGAAGTACCAAAGGATTGTTGCGATACTCAACTTCAAGAATTTGTTGCGATATAGCATCTAGTTCTGAATTAGATGCACCATTCTCCTTCGCTTGTTTGTACTTAGAATATAGCTCTGTTACTGTGAAAACGTAAAACTCTGTACCCCAGTTTACAGAAGATGATATGAAAGCACCTCCATACCTGAGTTTGCAAACAGTATCTTCGACAAATTTCTGCGCCAATTCAAAATTGGTCTTTAGGGCATTGAGAACTGAGGTTTTGCTTTCAAAGTTAGCAGTTACCTGAGTTTCATTGATGGCTTCTTTTTCACTTACAGTACCACCTGAACCAACAACAGAAATTACAATCTCATTTTTAAGCCTTGCACACTCATTGACATTATAATCAAGTGAGTCTTTATCAATAGTGGTTATCTGAACAGGATTACGCATATCTGCGACACCTTCAGACTGATTTGGTATAGGAACTTCTAAGAATGAACCAGGACCAGCTATGCGCTTTTCGCTACAGCAAGGACACTTTTCAACTGTTCCATCATTGAGAATTTTATACTCGCCTTTTGCATTGCGTAGAAAACCTCCATCACAGTAATCACCGGTTTCATTATTCTCAAAGTTACAATCAGCTTCGTATGCACTATATATAGGATAAGGCGCATACAAGTCTAAATGCTGCTTCGAAATAGAGAAGAACAAATACCAATCAAGATTTGACAGCTCTTTTGTAATTGGATTTTTCTTAAGGTCTTTATTTTTCTCATTGAGTTGTGTTGACCAAAAGAACCGAGCTGGGCAATATCCTAAATCGTGCTTTGCCTCTGAAATAAGTGACTGAATTTCATTTTTCTCATTCAGCTGATATACTCTTATAGAAGTATCATCAAATACAGCTATTCGATGTTCCGGCTGTTTGAAAATAAGCCACTCAAACTGATTTTCATCAAGTTTAGAAGTCTGGTAATCGATTACAGCATCAATCTCAAGCCAATAAAAATATGGCTCTGGGCGCAAAGATGTTTGTACTTGAGGAAGGTCTACTACCAAAATACTATTTGGCGATACCTGCATTCTCTTCCATCCGGTTGTCTTCCACACCTCTGGCTCATTGAGGTTATTCTTTTTATACTGAGACCAATCCTCTGCAAGCTCAGAGTCAGTAAACTGATATGAGCTTGATGAGTTACGGCTATAGAAAACCCTTTCGAGTTCTCTATAGACGTCCTCAACTACAGCAGGTGTGGGCAACGGAAATTTGAACAGATGAAGGAATATGTTGAATTTATCCTTCGGAAGCAACTGTCTTACCCAATCAATGAATATAGTCGTAGGTTGGTTAATATCAGATACAGCAACATTCGTCTCAGTATGAAATCTAAGACGACGCTGCATGTTTACAGCTTTCTGAATAGTCTGACGTTTAGTCGGCTTTTGCAGAATCTGCTTTATCTGATTTAATTCTAAGGCCATTTTCTTCGTCGTAAGTATAATTGCTATCTTTAGGTAATTCCCATCCACCATTTATGGCTGTGCCCATATCAAGCAGGCGTTCGGCATGCTGAATGCCAAACTCCTGCCTCATATTGTACTTAGACACAACCAATGTTACTGTTTGTTCTTTTTTCTTTCTCATAACTGAAAGTTTTAAGCCCCAATAGAAGCAGCATTAACCCAATCTGTAAGAGGATTGAAGTCCAATGTTTCGCGCTTAATGATATAGAAGTTATCACTCCAGTTAGGATAGAATGACCATTCAATGATATTACTGTCCGGCTCTTCAAAACCACCAAACTTCTTGTCACCGACAAAGAACTTACCAATAGGAATTGGGAAGTATGCTGTAGGCTCATCCTGGTCATCTACCAAACAGCCGATATTACCATTTTCATCAATCAGCCAAACACCAATCTCTTCACACATGTACTGTTTCAGCTGTGCAATTGTCTTCTGACTTTCCTGATAGATAGTGGCAGAGAACGTTGTCGGCTCACGGCCGATTGTAACCTCAATACCTCCAAGTGTCTGGTTACCACCGCCGAATGTACGAGCTGCACCAGGCTCAGAAGTAGGTCCTTGAATATACGGAGAAACTGTCATCTTAGAACCATCAGCCGCAGAAAACAAGGTAGAAAACGATGCTTTCTTAGTCGGGTCAGTGACAGAGTTCTTCGTTCCAGCTGTCTTATAGATGCGCTGGAATGCAACTTTTTGAACTTGCCCCATACTTTCCTTGCAATTAGCAATATAAAGGTCGGCGATATGAGCACCGGCAGGGCATCCACAGTTTAATCCCATATTATTTATGTTTTTAGTGTTAATACTACCGAGCAGTTACCCTTAACTTGCATCGAATTACCTGTATTTTTGCTTCGAATTGACTTCTCCACAGTGCGAATATACTAAATTATACTGTAAGTTGTACAGCTTTTAACATTTTTTATAGAGGTATTTTTATTTCATATTCTCGCATTATGTTCATTCAAGGCTTATGATTTATCATTCATATATAATTAGAAGCCTAGAAATTACGAGAATAATGCGAGAATATGAATTTTAACTCAATTTCTCAATGATATTTTCTTCCTTCCAGCTTTTCTCATTCTCATTTCTACTACTCCAGTTAATGCATCTGGTGCATCATCGTGAGTTGATTTTCGCTTATTATCTTTACGGTAAGTTGTAATAGCATTATAGAATTCACGCCATTTTTTATCCCAATTTTCTGGAAACGCTACATCTGAGTTAACAAGAGCTGAATTTGAAAAAATACGAGCAGCTTTATTTTTTGTCTGTGTAAAAGTATTTATGGCTGTTTTGAAATTATGCAAAGTAGCTCTTGTAATACGCTTTACATTTCTAGCAAACTGCCTACCACCATTATTGGACTCTATCAGACATTCTGTTATACTATTTTCTGTGAGCATTTTAGCCAACATTACTTCAGTTTTTTCCATGGGCAGTTGTGTGTATAGCACATCAATTACGTATAGCATTTCTGGAGTATTTATAAAGCAAATTGCACATAAATAATCAGAGCCAGTATCAGCTGTATCAACGTAACACCATCTTTGATTAGCTTTAGAGCCTGATGGCAATTCTATATTTTGATATGTTCTAAACTCGTGATACATAAGGCCCTCAGTAGGAATTGGATTTTGCATATACTGCGTCTCAAATACTACCGGGTTAATCTCTCGTAGTTTATATAGCTCCTCAAGATTGTGCTTCATTGGCCAAAGAGCATATTCTTCTCCTGTCTCAGGGTCTGTTTGTATAACTGGAAGTGATAAAACAGTCCATGTATCTGGCTCTATCTCTTGCAAATAGCCACAGAGGTCATGCTCATGTAATCTTTGCATTATAATAATGATAGGCGTTCTACGCGAGTTAACACGGTTACGTATTGTATTTTCGAAACGTTGGTTTATACGTTCGCGTACTAAATCAGATGCTGCATCTTCAGGTTTTATTGGGTCATCAATCATAATTGCGCCTTGAAAGACATTGGATTTTGCTCCAATCATTGATAGCATCTCATTTGTATGGTCATCAAATACGAATACGTCGTTACCTCCGTCCATTTTATCTATCTCTGGATCGGCATCTACATTTCCAGCACCAAAACCTGTTACTTGGCCTTGGGTTGATACGGCATAAAGCTCTCCGCCTGCTTTAGTTTTCCATCTCTTAGCTGAGCCTTTCTCAGACGCAAGAGTCGAATTGGGAAAAAGAGTCTTATAAAGCTCTTCTTGCATAATATTTCTGATTGTTTCAGAATTATCATTCACGAGTATATCTGAATAAGACAAGTGCAAAAATCGGCATCGCGGATTTAAGGCGAAGGCCCATGAGATAAATGATTTTATAACAACCTCAGTTTTAGAATAGCGTGGAGCAATATTGATAATTAATCTGGTAATTTTGCCATCCACAACATCTTGCAAAGCTTCAAATATCTTTTTATGATGCTCAGCCACGATGAATGAACGTTTATATTGGGCCTTAAACATTAGTTTAGTATACTTTTCAAACGATGTCAAAGCCTCAAGACGCAACATTTCCACAGGATTTACGGTTCCGGGCTTTGTGGCATCTAATGCTGTTTCTTGCATTTCTTTAAGTGGCTTCATTGCCATATCTCTACTATTTAATTAAAGTATCACGTATCAAAATATAAGCTTCTCTTGACACCGGTTGATTTGGTATTATTCCAGTTTGCAGCTGCTGTCCTTCTGGGAGACTTAATTGCATAGGTCCTTTGCCGAATATTCTATCCCATAATTTTTCTATAGTTTCAATGTTACCTAGCTTTTCGTCTTCAATAAGGCGCTTAATTACAGTTTTTATTACAACCGGCACTTTTTTATTAGTCATTAAGGCTTGTAGCTGCGAGTGGTTGCATGTTAACAAACAAGCCAATAAATTAGCCGTGTCTTGCTTTGTAAGCTGAACACTTAAATTGATATTAAGGCTAGTAAGAAGCTTTGTTATTTCAGGCCTTGATGCTCCTTGTAACTGAAGTGCTGAGCGTATAGCTGATGAGTATGAGCCTTTGCCCGAGTCATGGCGTTCTGCTAACTCAGTTGCTTTAAGCGGCTCTACAGTCTGAGCCTCAAGTGCCTCAATAGCCTCAACTCGTTTTTGTTGCTCTGCAATACGTTTGGCTTGGAGCTCAGTTTGGCCATCTGGTATTTCTTCCACACCGAGTTCTTCTGCTAACGATTGGCGTTTTTCTTGTTTGGCTTGAAGATTTTTAAGCTTTTGCTTTTCAAGATACTTAATACGAGCCAATTCTTTTGCATCTTGTTTTGATTTGATGCGCGTGGCCTCTTGTTCTACAAGCTTAGATGTGTCTGGATTAGACATTCCGGGAACTACTGGCCTATCTGGCAATATATCTGCTAATTTCTGTGCTATTTTATCTGTTTTCATATCAATTTTGATTTTTATTTTCTATATGTATCTAAAGGATTTACATAACACCATTCAAATCCATAGGCAGTATACAATGAGCCTCTGCAACAAGCTGTGATATTGCTTGGTTTTCCACCAATTGCTTCTGCAGCTTCTTTTGCAGAATTAAACATTGTTGATTTTCCTGTTTTTCTATCTATGCGATATACTGGTTTGCATAGGCTAAAAGAATGCATATCTGGATTTGCTATTAATAATTCTTCTATTACTTTTTTCTCTTCTTGGCTCTTAGCACATGAAAGATTTATTTGATTATAGCCATAGGGTATAAATGCTTTATTGGCTGTTATTGTTTTATACTTTAGTGAGAAAAGTCGTTTCAAATCAAATATATTACTATCTATTAATCCAACTGTTATATATTTACTTTCTCTTATAGCTTGGCTTATTGAGCTATTGCCTGTTGGCGAATAGTCATCAAAAGCGTTAAGTATAAAAGATGTTACTGCACTTATGACTGTCCTGTTAAGAACGTGTCCTACATATAGCCTGTTATCTTTTTCGAATTCAATCGTAAATATTGCGTATTTGGCATTTACGTTGTCAGGCATATCCACCTTATAGTTATTTATCAGTACCATTTTGTATTATTATTGTTTTTGCAAATATACTAATTACTTTGCAAAGTAAAAAATATACCTAAAATAAAAAATTTACTATTTTCATGCAAAAATTTCTGCATAAATAAATAAAACTTTTTCTTGTTTCTTTTATAAACTGTTGATTTTCAATTATATAAGTTACTACGGAAACAAAGAAATTGCGAGAATTTTTTTCTTCTATATACCCCTTTTTTTAAAAAGCCTATCTATATTAATATATACTAGCTAATATAAATAACAATTCTATATTTTTATTTTGTACTCCATATAAATTTCTTTGTTTATCTTGTTTATTTATGTCTAATTCATTGAAAATCAATCACTTATCGAGAAACAATCTATTGTTTATATTGTTTATATTGTTTATACTGCGAGAATGCCATTTTGCCAATTCCCTATTAAGTCTAAGGGTCTAAATTGATATTTGCGAGAATGTATGCGAGAATGAAAATTTATGAGCCTCTGGGCCTTGTTCATACTTATATTATGATTTGTTAGCCAGTTTGCGAGAATGATTTGAAGCCAAAAAATTTTTCTGCCTATGGACATGGCTCTATATACTATATATAAGGGGCACCCAGGCACTGCGGCAGGGGCCTAATTTCCACACAGGCAAAATTCTCGAAATATAAAATTTATTTGGTTAAAAAGCATTAAGCCTGACAGCCTAATTCGTTAATTATGGTTTAATTCGTTAAGAAGCATTAAGGCTATCAGCCTGTTAACAACTCTTAACTAAAATAACTTTCAGGTTCCAAACCAGAGACAGGCTATCAGCCTCTCCTTCAACAAGGTTTAACGAAAATTTAACACTTCCTAACCAGATATACTTTCAGGTTCCAATTATTTTATTAGCTGACAGGTATAAAATTATTATTTTAATTTATTAACGAAACAACCAGGAAATTTAATACGA